CCATATCACCGGGGATTACCGGGCTTCCCGTGTTACCAAGCGAGAAGTTCCAGTAGTTGACCTCTTCAATGCCAAAGGTGTCACCATCACCGCCGAGAGCTCCCCAGTCGGCCTTACCACTTGCATTACGCCAATAGGTCTTTGGAAGCTGGAAGAATGACTTTCGGGCCATCCACTCCACTGATCCAACCACCGCATCGCCCAGAACCCCGCGCAGGAGCGGGCGCCAGTCACTTTCACCACTTATCTTCCACTGGTTGAAGATATTTTGGCTCTCATGAAGCATCACCTTGTCCGCATACCGCTTCACAGACCATTTACGAAAGCGTGTATCCGGCATCGCGGCAGTGCTCACGTAGTTTGCCGTCAGCGCAATCTCTTTCGGGCGGGAATCACCCTGGAAAGCCTCAGTTTCAATCACATCCGTTGTGTTGTATTTCTGAAGGTCGTAGCTCCAGTCAATTAGCGGCGTATACGTCGCGTTGCGCTGAAATCTGAAATTGACTTCAGGCATCTGCACCGTCCAGTGGTTCTGGTCAATCACCTGGATCGGGTTCAGATCATAATAAGAAATCTGTGCCATCTAAATTACCCCCTGTGCGGCACTTCGTTCCGCTCAACCGGAGAGTAACCCCGGAAGTGAACATCCAACTCAATTTTGCCGTTGGTGGGCTGCACGTCAAAGGTCGCCGTAAGCTGACCCGTCGCGCTCAAATAGGCTTTGCCGGCTTTATATGCACCCGCAAGTAAGCGGGAATCCACCATCGCGCCAGCAGTCAGCGGCGTAAAGGCCGCAGCCGTCAAGAAACCATCGTCGTCGGCAAGATCGCCAACTTTGCAGGTTGTGGCTGTCGCAATGCTTTCAGTCACAATCGCGCGGACGCCTAGCACCACTGCCCCCATAGGAACAGGGATGCGGGCCACCGCATCAGTCATCTCTTCACAATCAATTACATGCCGTGTAAAGACATCGGTAAAGGCATCAGCCTCAAATTCGGTCTTACCAACGTTCCCCGGCAGTTGTCCCGTAACCATCGATCACTCCTTTGCCGCTAGATACTCTGTGTAAAGGGCATCGTAGGCAGTCATATTTCCTTCGCGTTGCGCTTTAAGCGCCTCTTGCCAGAGATCGGCTTTCTTCGCGCCTTTACGGGAGGCTGGAGTAGCAGGGGTAAATCCTGTCTTTTGATCTGGTTTCTGCGACGCAAGGGTCTCTTTGAATTTGGCAAGATAAGCCTTGTATTCATCCCCTTTCAGGTCCGTCTTAAGTAGACCTTTGTCGTTCAGCGGAATCAAATCTCTAAACTCTTCCGTGGCTAAGGTTTGCAGACGACTTGTCACGTCTTGCAAGGTGGCGGTCTCGCTCAGTGCCTTGTCGCGCGCGTTCGTAATAGCCTCAAGAGTTTTAGTCGCCTCACCGTATTTAGTTTCCAGTTCAGCTGCCTTTCCCTTATAGGTTGTGGCTTCGCTCTGGAAGCGGCTTAGCTCCCCCGTCAATCTCCCAACTTCCTCGTTGTATCTTGTAGAAAGTCCCTTAAAACGCGCTTCCCAGTCAACGGACGGAGGTGTCTGTGCGCCCGCTGGTGTGGTTGTCGTTGTCGTAGTTTCTGGCTCCATTATGTTTTCCTTTGTCTGTCACCGCATATTTATGTGCGATAAGGACAAACATAATGCTAGAGGCAGTTTACTGGTTCGCTTGCTGACTTATGCTATTTGCTGCGCCGTTGGAGATAATTGCGCCGGCTGGAGACCCCTGGGAATTCCCAAGACTTTTTTGGGCTTCTTCCATGTCTTTTTTTATCTCGGCCAATTCTTCTGCCACATCTTCCCCGCGATTAAGAAGTTGCACGGCTCGCTTTTGACTGAGAAGATGAACGCTGTATAGCGTTACCACTTCGTTTACAAGGTCAAGCCGGTCTCTGGGGGTCATCGGCTCCCATTTGGTAAAGGAAAGATAATCTGCCGCGTTTTCGGGGAGATTGTTTGTTTTCAAGACACCCAGCCAGCGCACAATGATGTCGTTCAGCTGTCTAAACCCCTCTGCCCACATCGCCCTTTCTTTGCGAATGTGCGAGGTTAGCGGCCACATCTTGAAGGCCAGCGTAATTGCGCTTCTTTGGCTTCCCTCATCCTCGCCCCACGTAATGTTTGGCGTAGCGCCATCCCGTTGAATCATCTCCATGATCTGCCGAGGCAGCTTTTGATGAATATCGCCATTGACGGAGGATGTCTGCATTCTGGATAGGTCAGGGTCAAGATTAGATCCGACCTGGGGCTTGCCTATGTCTATGGCCTGCTTTCCATTTGGAAGAATAAGCGCCTTTGGCGCCACTGTGGTGTTTTTTAGGACATACTCAGTGCCGGAGTTTTCTCTTACATAGTCGCCCGCGTCAGCTGTGCGGCTGTTTAATTCCAGCATCAGCTTAGCTATGCCAGGTATTTGGCTCATTCCGTAATGGTCAGCCGTCCGCAAGTAGTGAGGAATGTAAACGTATGGGACGCGGCCAATAGGATTCTCTCCCGCGCTTTTGTATCCCTCAAGCCCAAACATCCGAGTGGGTGGTTTCCCGTCCACCAAAATCTCATAGTAGTCTCGCGTCCACTGTTCTGACAAGACGCACTTATCTTTGTCGGCGCTTATCTTCACGCCGTAATTCTCAGCAGCTTCCTCTGGCGTGATGTAGAAACACCGCCAGCTTTCCAGCAAGTTCCACGGGTCTGTGGAATCAAAGACCGGCAGAAAGAAGTCTGGAATCACATTGGATATGCGAAGGCCGTATTTTGTGCTGTCCGAGCGCGAAATGCCCAGCACCGCGCCACCGAGGAATTGAGACAAAAACCCCGCTTGGGATAATACATCTCTTGGGTGACTGTCAAACCATACCCGATTAACAATATCGGCTATGACCTCAAGCTCTGCCGGCTGGGTTCTATCCTCTGCCCGATAGCTGAAGTTGACCATGTTTCCAGCGTCGTCCGGCACTTCACCCCATAGAATTTCACCATGTTTCTGAGCAATCCAAAGCGCAGGGTTAATCTCAAGTGGGTATTTGGCGATAAGTTTCGATTTCCCGTCCTTCGCCTTCACTCCGTCCGTCTCGCGCAGCTTTTCGCCAGAAATCCAAGACCACCATTCTTCATACTTTGACGACTGGCTTCCCCACGCGGTTGCAAGCCGCGAGGTAAGTTTCTTCATATCCCCAACGCTGATAACGTTGGAGGGGGCTTCGATGTCAAAGTTCGAAATATCGGCCATAACTAAATTCTAGGGTCAGTTATGTGAATGGGAGATTAGCGAGGCTTCCTACTCCACCTATCGTAAATCTGGTCTGGCATTGCGGTCATACCCTTGTCGAGACCATCTGCTACTAACCTCAACCATCGCGCCAGCTTGAGCCTCACGCTCCACACCATAATCGTCAATTTCTCCATATTCAGTAACATATAACGGAAACATAAGTTGGCAACACATGCAGAAAGAAGCTACGATGTCCTGCACGACCTTGTGGTCGGGAAGGCGATACCGCTTTATCTGCTGCTGTATAGGGCGTATTCCATCTGGAATTTGCAGCTTGTTCTTTGCCAGTAGCATCTTTGCCGCGTTGAGGTATTGGTATTTCTTCCCACCCTCAAACCCCAGCGGGACAACAGCCTCATCTGCGCTCATCCATGCCAGTTCAGCCATATACCTTTGGGTTGATGTGCTATCAAACCCTCTAAAGCTTTCTGGAACACGATACTTTCTCCTCAGCTCCGAAAACTTCTCAATAAACGGCATGATTGATCCATCGGCAAAGCCCCACCAAAACCCAACCATTCGGGCCTTGTTTCTCGGAAAGTCTGTCACATCCCATACCATGATGGAAGGAGAGTTGCGGTTGGGAGGCGAATCTGTGCCGGGGTCGCCTGCAAGCACATACATATGGTCATGTATGCGCGGCTCTTCGTAGTTTACTATTCCAAACGCGGAATCAAGGATGATCGTCCTCTTGTCGGGGTCTGCGTTGTCCTGATTCTTCCGAGCCTCTTCCATTTGCTCGGCGCTATACAGATACTTGAGAATTTCAGGGCTGAATTCCGTCCCCAGCATGGGCGGTCTTTCACCCCGAAGCCACATCCCTTCAAGGCCAGGCGGGGCGCTGCGGACAATGGCCGCTATGTTCTCCTCGGTCAGATAGTAGTTATCCTTGTGAAGAACGAGCTTGCTCCAATATATTTTTGGCTCGGTCGCGGCCTTGTCAAACCTCTCCCACATTGGATCACAGTCATAGGCCATTGATGTAATGGAATACTGCCCCAGCCGCAGTTTTCCATCTGGCCGCTCTCCTCTCATGCGCGGGACAATGCTGATAGCGAGGGTGTTTAGGATTGGAATGCCAGTGCTGTCCGTTCCATCCATCAACCCGCCTTCGTCCAGATTGAACCAGTCGCCCCACTCACCTTGAATGTTCCCGCCGCCTTTCTCAATGTTGAAGAACGAAAGGCTTGAGCCGTTGTAAAGTCGAATGCGCGGCCACGGAGATTCAACGATACCGGCCTTCGCGGGCATAACGAACACATCTCTATATTCCGTCCCATCGATGAATTCCCTGATGGCCTTAAACATGAGCGCAGACTGCTTCGCGGTAGGCGCTACGTTTACAAATGCAAAGTGCGGATTCGCTGCGGCCATGAACAGGGCAATGGCGCCGATGTTATACGTCTTGCCTGTTCCAGTAAGCCCTATGACTGTTTTCTCTTTCTGTTCTGCGCGATAGAACTCAAGCGCCCATTTCAGAAGAATAAATCCTCTATCCTCGTAAAAGAGAAGGTTTCCCGTTTCCGGGTCTACCTGGGTCGTTACCTTGAATTTAATCTCTGAGGATTGAACGATAAAGCCGTCCTTGCTCTTGCCATCAGCCTCATATTGCTCAAGATACTGTGCGTAACGGGTAGAGCCGGGGTATACGAGCTTTCCACCTGTCTTTGGTCGTAGAAAGACGTTTGTAAAAATGCTCGGATTGCGCTCATCCAGCGCGGCTTTAATTACCGCGCTTTCACGCTGCGTTAATTTTCTTTGTGGCATATCGCGCGGACAACTTGTTGATGTTTTGCTCCATCAACTCAGGAATTTCAATGCCGAGGATGTTGGCTGCGTTCTTGATGCACCTTGCGATTCCCGTAGCGGTAGAGAGTTGATCGCCAAGAGAAAGACAATCAATTATGTTCATTAAAACATCGCCAAGCGCTTTCTCACTGTCAGGAATTGCCGAATCTATGACGTTGGGAAATCCCAACCCTGCAACATCGCAATACAGCCACAAATACCAAAGGACATCCCCCAGCTCAAGCTGTAACTGCTCAACCTCAATCTGCTTCCTCTGAAATAACTTCTTCTTTAGCAATCCTGCTACTTCCCCCGTTTCCGAAAGCAACCCCAATCTTGCGTTCCATATATTTCTGCCCTCTGGCATAAGCGTAGTGGCGGCGTGGGACGCGTAAACGTTTGATTTCATAGTTTGATTTAGTTCGGTGGGCGCGTAAGTCAGCCCTTAGTGAATCGAGATAGGCATAATGAAGGCGCGTGTCCTCCATCTCGGCGATGATTTCGCTCAATCGCTCATCAAGCGTTGTAGCGGGGGCGTCCTTCAAGAGGCCGCGTCTTCCCAGATATACCCACGCGGCTTGGGCTGCTATTTCAAGAAGAACCTCATCCAGTTTGATGTCCCAATCTTGTTTACCCCTCAGCTTTCTTTGGAAGATTCTGACGGCATCCAGCATTCGCACAAAAGCGGCCTGCTGGCCCGCGTTGTAGACCAGATATTGACCAAAGAAGCCGAGAAACTTTTCTTCAAGCGCAGGGTAGAAGTGCTCAAGCAATACCTTTCCGGCTTCTTTCTCTAATTGCCCAGAAGAATCTGACATATCTAAGTGGTCTTGTTAGCTTCAGCGGCCTCACGCATCCCTCTCATCTGGATGCTCATACGGGCGTTTTCGCCCTGAAGATTGACATTGATTTGCTTTAGGTTACGAATCTCGCTTGATGCCTTTGTCGCAGAGTGAAACGTCGTTCCACCTGTCCACGAAACAATCAATGCAAATACAATCTTCACGTATGGATCAAGCTGGACAAAAATAGCCTGAGGGACCATATCCAACGCAACTTTGCTAAGCAGAGCCACGGCAACGCACATGAGGAAGTAATAAATCTTCTTCTTGGAGGAATCAATTGCGTTCCACGACGGAATCTTGTCAAGCAGCCAGCTCAGCACCGTCGCCACGCCAACCCCCATGCTGGCCTGTGTCAGCAATTGAACAGTTAACAGTTGTTCCTCGTTCATCTCAATCCTCCGTAAAGCGGGTCTTGGACAAGTGTCGAATAGTCCTCGAAGCCGCGTGTAGTGATATCTGAATAGCAAAACAAGCGCACAAGGGCTATCGGGGCGGTGCGTCCGTATTTATCCGTGATTGCCATCTCTTCCCCTGTCCACGGGTCATGAACAATGGCATTGCTGTAAATCCCAGAGCCAAAAAACTTTGTGATGCGTAGAAAGTGCATTCCACCTCTAAGCACTACCTGGCCAACACAATCTCCACCACGCTCCAACCAACTATTTGCTGTCCCAATGGCGCCCTCCGGGACAGGGACATCCGCATATCTATCCGATACATGGACAAGAGCCTTGTAGTCGGGGACGCGGGCTTTCACGTCCAGATACATCAGGCATCCACTTGTGTACCCGCCGTTAGTCGTCAGTCTCTTGTTTACTTCCAATGGGGTCGTGTTGTTTATCTCGGCAATGGCTGTGATAAGACATCCATCGCTTCCAATCGTCTCAGGAGAGCATGTTCCTAACTGAACATCTGCCCATCGGGGATCTCTTTGATTTAGAACCATACAGTTATGCTAAAGGCGTTATCGCAGTTGGCTTACCGAGGGGGAGTGATTAGAAGATAAATAAAATATGCCGCAACTGCCACAACTGGAATAAGCAACCAGCCAGCAATCTCGTCTACAATCCGATCCACCTTTGCGCGTCTGACAATATCCAACTTATATTCAATCGGATGGTCAAGCCTAAATGCCTCAATTGGGTCTCTCGTCTCTACTTTCTGCTCTACACGCTTTAGCCCAACCCGGCATATTGCCTCTATTAACTGGTCAGCTGCGCCGTAGTCTGACTTTTTTACGTCAGGAATGTATTTCTCTTTCCAATTCCACCCGCTGCATAGGCCGGTTTGCTGGTATTGCTTCTTTAGGATTGGTATGTGATGGCTTGGAAGAGGCAAGTTGCCTGGCTCTGGCTCCCCAATCTCCTTAACAAACTGCGCGCGCGCCTCTGCCCGTTGCGCTGGTGTCCTAAACCAGCCCGTTGGGTAACATACCCTTTGCGCTTTCATTTTGTAGCCAAAGGCAGTTACGAATAATTGTCCCAAAACGCCTCCCAATCTGTTTTTAGAGCTTCGGCTTTGCCTATCTCAACCAGTTCATCCACCACGCTTGTGTCGTCCATATCGATCTCGTGGGGAAGGCTTGGGTTAAACCGCGAGAAGTGGTCGTATATCTCTCTGGCAAGTCCGCTTTGCTGTTCTATGGGATTTGAAAGAGAGGTTCTTAAAGACCATTCAACCCAATCACCCCACCACTTAGGAATCTTGTAGTTGTCGTAGAACCCCGTCCCAAGCGAGAACACAAGGGTCGTATCCGCTGGGTATTCACCTTCCGGCCTGTATTGCGCCGCTTCTATGCAGGCCTGATATACCGGATTCCCGCTAGTCCCTACCCCGCCATCTACACAAAGGCCAACGCCCTGTATGGGATAGGGCGAGAAGAACGTGGGCGCGGCAGCAGAGGCGGCTACACAATCCGCAAGGCTCAAATTTCCCGTTGTTTTAGCATTGGCCGGGCTGTCATTTGTGAAATACCACTGCTTGCGGTCATTTACCCTTACTGCCGTCAGAAGGATGTCAACTGGCAGGTCATTCAGGGATACATTGCCAATCACGTCTCTATAAATCGCCGCAGCGTTTACACTGCTGTATTTGTAGCTGCCAAAAGAGCCGATAAAGCCCTTCCAGTCCTTCCTAAACACTTCCTGGCAGAGTTCAATATACAGGTCAAGAGTATCGGAGGCCGTATTTCCACACGCAAGCGCGGCTGAGATTATGGCTCCGGTTGACGTGCCGGCCATAAAGTCAAACATCTCAACGGGCATCTTCTTGGTCTGAAGCTCAATTTCTTTGAGAATACAAAGCGGGATGATGCCGCGAATGCCGCCGCCGTCTATGGATAGAATTCTTTTTGGGCGAGGTTGATTATTTTCCATGCGTAGGCGTATCCTTTTTTGGTAGGCCGCGTTCCCTCGTTGTATACGGCAAGAGCGCAAGCCAGGTCATTGCGGCAATACTTCTTTAGGTTGTTATAGAGGATCGTTACAGTCCAATCCACGTTGGTTCTGGGGTCAAAAAGCTCTTGTCTGAGTGGCCGGTCATAAAACCACGATTTTGGAAACCCTCGTCCGTGATCGCGGGGAATAACCTGCCCCAGCCCAATCTCTCCGCTATCTCCAACCTCATTTGGGTCACAATGGCTCTCCGTCCAGATGAGGCTCCATATCACGCCTTTGGGAATTCCCAATGTGGCCTCATGCTGGAACAGTCTCTTGTCCAGTTCTGGGTATCTATTGATGCAATCCTTCGGCCCAGTGAGGATAAGAAATGGAATGAGTAGTTTTACAAATGCCAGCATCTTTTCTCCTTTTTTAGTCTTTCAACGGCTTTATGGCAGCTTCGGCAAGCCACTACCACATCAGTGCCTAATTGCTCGTGCCCAAGTCGGGTATAGCTGAGGTGATGCGTATCAAGGGTATTTGGGGCTACCTTGTGGCAGTAAAAACAAACATATCCGACCTGCTTCTTAAATTCGGCAGACCTTCGCTTCCAACTTTTGCTTCTGAGATAGAACGCCCGATACAAAAATCGAAGCAACCGCCAGTCTCTTGCTCTCTTTGCCAATGGGTCAACCAACCAAAATATGACGTATGACGCATCCATTCGTCTAAGAGTAGGACTTTTGTTCTATGCGCGTCAATAGCCCCTCTTCACCAAAACCGGCACATCCATCTCAGCCGCGCTTTCCATACCAGCGTTCGCAATTGCAATATCAAATGCCGTGTCAATTGGCTCATCCGCAGCAATGGCGCGATAGAAGCCGTCAGAGAAGGCGATTGCGGTCGGGTCTTGCACTTCCTGTTTCATTCCAATAACCCAATCGGCAACGGTCAGCAGTGGTTTTTGATTTATCGCAGAATCGCAAGCGTTTAGGACTATTCCAGTAACCTGCTTTGCTCTTAACAGTCTGACTATGGTATCGGTTGTAATAAGCTTTGCTACCCGGTCATTTCCCTCGAGCGCAAGCTGGCCGTTTAGCCCATGCCCTGAGAAATGCAGAATGTCCGGCCTTTGCTCAAGAATGGCCTGCGTGAGGTCGGCGGGCCGCGAGTATTGGATTGCCTTGAAGGTGTATCCACTCTTTCGCAGGATTTCCTCTATGCCCCTGGCCTCTATCCCAGTGTTTAGCGCGGAGGAGTTAATGGGGGAGCTGGAAACAAACAGAACATGCTTTTTTGCTGGCGCTGGCAGATTGGCCGCGTTTGTATAGGCGTGTTTGGAGAGGATGACTATTTCATTGTTCTTGAGTTGGATTTCCTCATTCTTCATCCGCACTATCCTCTCAAGCTCGCCTACTCTGCTCTCTAATCTTTCAATGCGTTTAACAAATTCTTTCCTCTCCGCAATGAGGTCGTTCTTTTCTTTCGTAAGGACTTCTATTTCTTTGCGTTGGAATCTCACAATTTCTCCATCCTGACCACTTCGCTTCAATATTGGAAGAACGCTTACTATGGCGGCGGCCAAGCAAATAACAGTAAGAATTTCGCCCATCAAGACCGATGTCATCGAACCCCCATCCATCTGGAAAACATCATCACATAGGAAATAACGACAATGATCGTGTGAATCCTCAAAGCACCTGCCCAGCTTGCCAGAATTGAAATAATGGGGATAACTCCCATTTCAATGGCCAGAAGACCGTATACACCATAGACAAACTGATGAACAAGTAATAGTCCGATAGCAATCAAGTCGGCTGGTTTTACGACCTTAGCTCTGTATATCTTCCAGATTCCGTAAATGGCAATCACAATAAGGACAAGGTGGATAACTCTCTCCACCATCGTCAAATCAGCCATCTCATTCATGATTTGCCCCCTCTATCTCCTTGCCTGCCAACAGCGCCGTTTTCGCAAACTGGATGAAGGTGAGGAAGGTGCCTTCCGTTGACTTGTCGCCAAATACCTTCCATGACATGAAGGAAGCCAGTGCGGAGATTACGCTGTCCTCTTTCTCTGTGGTTGTCATTCCCCCAGAAAGCAGATGCATGTATTCCCCGCGCGCAATCATCGCGCTTAATTCATTTGCCGTTGTTGCCTGTGCCATTCTTTAGAGCATTCTTCAATCTTTTGTCCATCTTCTTTACCTTTCTGATAAGGCACTGCACTTGAAAGGCCAAGTCCTCTACCCCGGCCAGCCGTTTGTCGTTTGGATACCATGTCAAGGTAGTTGTGTTTGTTGTATCCAACGGGTTTGTCGTTTGGCATGGCGAACTAAAAGGCACATAAGCCACGCCAGGTATGTAAGGTGTGGTGTGGCAGTAATACATCCTCGCCGATGCCCCATTCTTGTTATCTTCCATCAATTACCCCTTATATTTGCCGTCGCTCACGGCCATCTTGCGCGTCACCGGTGTAATGGTTTTCCTGGACCATAGTTGCGTGAGAGCGTCGTAGTAATGCTCCACGTTGTAGCCATTCCAGTCCTCTCTGTTCCCCACCTGAAATAATGCCCCACCAACGAACGGAGAAGGCTTACCCAAAACGGGCTTTGCCTGCTCGTCCATAAACCACAACCCCCAGCGCAATACGTCGGCGTTTGTCGCGTTGTGGGCAGGGAAGCCGCCTACGCCACCCTCGTCTACGCCGGTCTCGCTGCAATGGATACGGCTTATGCTGGTCAGGTCAAACCCACAATCGGTATAGAACGACCGCCAGCGTGTCTCAAACCACTTCGGATCAATCGATGTCACCATCGAGCGGGTATTCCCCTGTTCGGTTATCCATGTGGCAGTTGTGTTGCTCTTTCCAACCTGTGCCGTCATCTTCGCGCCGGCTATCCCTCTCGTGGTTTGCCCAAACAGCATGTTTGGAGAGTAGTAGTGTCCGTGGAAGTCAAACAATCCCTCGTTAAAAGGGCCTGCATATTCCTCTTTCATCACACGGCACACACTGGGGTCTGTAATGTCTGGCGTCCCCATGCTGAACGCCCCGGCAGCGTATCGCGCTCCGCTGATAGCCGCAATCTTTCGCGCCATGTCTCTGTCAAAGGCCGCGCGGCGGCGAATCCCGTTTATGTCCTGGTTGCACTCATCCGCTTCGTTTAACCCCGTGTAAATCAAGCGGCTGTCCTGGCACCCTTCCATCCGTGCGATCAAATCGTCCGGGGATGGCATTGCCTTATCCAGATACATCCTGACCATCACATCGGCATCGGGATATTCGTTCTTAAGCCGTGTCGCAAAGCCGGGGTTATTCAGAATAATGAAATAGCGGCATCCCGCTTTCGCCGCGGACAGAGCAACCTCTTCGTGTCTATTAAGGACGTTCAGGCCAATCCTTACCGGGGATTGGGAAGTGTTTTGAGAGATTTCAATGTATTGCGCGTATACCCATGCTCTTACGATGCTGTCCTTTCTCGTAACATCCGGGTAGGCGTTTATCTGATGCCATTCCCCATCTTTGCTAGAGGAAATGACTTCTACTTTTGCGCCCTCATGCAGCCCTCCGATGATGTTCCCGGCATTCTCGCCAAGCGGGTTGTCTATCTTCGGTGTCGCCCGAATGTTCAGATGGTCGGTTGCTATTCCAGTTTGCATCAATGAATTATGTTTTGTAAAACACAGATGGGAAACCGGCAACAAAAATGCCGCCTTCTCAGGGGCGGCACTCTTGTCCTATGAATTGGGAATTCCCAATTTACAATCTGACACGATTTACGATATTGGCAATATTTTCCACTCTTTTTTGAAGGCCTAGCGCCATTTGCATAAGTTCATCCATCAACGGAGAATAAACGTTTGTAGACATGGCGCTATTGTCACCGGCAACGGCTACTCCCTGCTTGTTGGTAGCCAAAATTGGGATAAGGACAGGACTAAGAGTAGTGTCCATCCCAATCTCAAGTTTCTCAAGGGCGCTCATGGTCTCGGCCAACTGCTTCTTGATATGGTCGCTCGCTAGTGTTGCTGTATTCGCGTCTGATGTTGTATTGGTAGCCATACCACCAGATTAGCGAATCTAGCTCTCCTTCGCAACGGGGTCTCTTGAAAGAAAGCTCAGAAGCAGCCATGCCGCGCTAAAAATAATCATCCAAATGACTGTTGAGCTAAGGATCAATTGAAGTGATGCTTGCGCGGCCAGGGCGCCGCTATTGGTTAGCAATATCCCCAGAACTGGCTCATCTGGAATTCTCGTGTTATCACTTATCTTGGTGACAAGGCTGAGGTTGAATACGGTTAAGGCGGTCGCTAAAAAACAGGATACGGGGGCTGTAAGTGAGCGTCTCATCCCCTGAGTATATCTTCTTTCTCACCTGCATTGCCTATGCGAATATAGGCTCGTAGACCTTCTCAAATATATCGGGCTTACAAGGGTAGAACTCGTTATTCACGCCCTTAATGATGAAGTCTTGCGGGACAGCCTTTGTTATCCCCTCAAGAGTATTAACTATCCAGCAAACACCTTGCGGGTTGGTCTCTGTGCGTTCTTTGATAGGAGAAAGATTTAGCTTGCCCTCAGACCACTCTGCTACCTCTGTCCAGTTCAATTCCGTTATCTGTATTGCTTCAATGCAGACGGGTTTCTTTCTGTATCTATTTATCATCGTTTTTTGCCTGGCTAGAAGGATTCCATCTCCATGTTCTATGTTTCTCCGTAATCACTTCCTCGTCGAATTCGCTCCCGTGGTCTATATACCAATTCACGTTGTCCGGTATCTCGACAACCTTTAGCTCAAACCCTTCCGTGCCTTTGTATTGACTACTTTCAACCATCTCTATCAGGATTGGGTCTGTTCGGTAGTTCTCCAAATAAAGACCACTTTCTTTTGGAAGGTCCCCTTTCTCGTCTGGTGGAGCGCTGGAAAGCATGTCGCAGTCCTCAATATCCGAAAGGAAGTGCGCCATCTTGTCGCTGTCATAGTCAATGTTCTGGACAACTGGATAGTATTTGATGCCCTTCTTGTCCAGAAATTCCTTTAATAGAGCAAGTGGTGCAACGCACCACGCGTTGTTAGGGGATATAACTATCTTCATGCTGGCTCCGGCACTAATGCCTCTGGTGAATCATCGTCCTCGTTATTCTCAAATGTCATATCAGCAAAGGCGTCCAACTCCGGTAAGTCGTTGAACTCAGCAAAGGCTTTTATCCAGTCGTCCGTTTCAGGTTCGTTAGGTTCAGCCATCTTTGTCCTCCGTCATTAATCCTTCTATGGAATGCTCATCTCCGAACACCCCGTCCATAAACGTCCCCTTCTCCCTGTCAAAAACATTACTCACGTTCAACCACCACGGCTTTTCTTTCGTCTCCCCCTCTTTCGGCAAGTCCCATACAATCCTCCCCCTCCGTAAGTCCCCCGCCACTACCGGCCTGAGCTTCTCTGGAACAGGGTAGTTGCAGGCCAACTCAAGCAAATGAGACTGCCGTTCCTCCAATCGCTCAAGCTCCCTCTCGTGCCGATCCATCGTCTCAAATACCTTTGCCGACACGTTCATGTAATCCGCTGGTGTCATATATTGCTGCATCTGTTCTCCATTTGTGCGTAAAGGAGATACACCATCTCCCTAAACGCCCCTGTTCTTCTCATCATCCTATGCCTTTCTAGCGTGGGTTTCTATACCCCCCCGCTGGGTTTCCAGTAGTGGAAATTTTGCGAGGAGAGGTGTTATTAGTGTCATAGGGGGGTGGAAAAGTGAACATGCCCCTCCCCTCCCTATGGCGTTTATTCCTCGTTCACCAGTAGGTGAGCAATTCTTCCAGTAAGGAGAAAAATGACAACCTATACAGATTATGCCCAGAAAGAGATTGAGCTGTTCCTCGCTACCGTTACTTCTTGCCCAAGATTCGTGGCAGTTGAGCAGATCAACGATTGTTTGCGATACAGATTGACAGCACAAGCAGAGGGGAATACGCCCTTCCAAAATACACGAGAAGCCATTGAGCACATGAAGGGAAAGGTAGCAAGTGCAGTGATGGGGACATTCCGATACAACTCAATAGCCAATGAGTTGACTGCTTGCACGTTCTACAACTAAATACATAGCGCATACAGAGGATGGGGTTGGGAATTCCCAATTTGTAGCTCATTGCTACTATGCGTCTTAGAGCCAGGTGTTGTGCCTGCTCTATAAACAAAGTGAGACCTATTGGTTGCAGCCTCTAGGTCTCTTTACATTCATCACCCCTGTAAGGAGAATCATGTTCGGAAAGTCTAACACACCATCATCAGCATTCGCAGTAAAGGTTAATGCCATCAAGTCCAACATGCCAGAAGCGAAAGAAGCGTTTCAGGTTATTGAAGAGATGGCCTATCGCCAATCTACTCGCCCAGTCTCTATCTTCTCTCTATTTTCAAAGGTAGACAAGACAAAGAAGCCGAAAGAGCAGGTAGAGAAGAGCCTGCGTGATTACGCAGACAAGTTCGGTGTGGAGGTTAAGTGAAATGGCATACCTACAACTACCATCCTGGCACCCAACCATGCCAAATGGAGTATTGACTGACATACAGTTTATACACTTCTGGGAGGCTGAGGCTAAAGAGGTGTGGGAGCGTGTGGCAGTAAGTCATGGGTTCACTGAGGCTAAGAAGATTGTAGGGCTTAATCCCCAAGACTACCATCGTCAAGCGGCCTTGTCTGTATTGCGCTATGGTGGAATCGCATATACAGGTCAGGTAGCGGAGATAGTCCGCTATGCTGAACAGTGGCAGAAGGAGAACCCGTATACAGAAGAATGCCCAGAGGATGATAAGGCATTTATGGACATGCTTTATGAAAGACAGTTAGCTGGTTACTAAAACTAAATAGTAGTGGATATGGCAGATAGGGTAAGACTTATCTTGTAGAAGTATCCATTACACATACAACTGAATACTAATCGTTGCCCTCTATGTAGTTGACGCTGCATAGAGGGCTTTACATTCATTCACCCCCGATAAGGAGTAAACATCATGTCTACCAACAATACCACGACGACAACCCGCGACCTGAACCCAACCTACACCACGCAGGTAGAAGGTGCAAAGAAGGCCCTCATCAGCATCATCAACCGCTACGGCGCGGCCTACCAGACCAGCCTGCCGGCCAATGACAAAGGGCATGGGACATTGCTCATGGATGCCATGCAGTATGCCGCTGACCTTCACGCGCGCGGCAAGCAGACTTTGTTTCATTCCCTCTGGGAGAACTGGAAGGCTGATAACCGAAACCTGTCCATGTTGGCCTACGTTGCGGCCTGCACTGAGCTGGGCATCAAAACGAAGGTGAACACGGACACGGCCAAAGTGTCACACCTGTATCGCGCCACGCTGGGCTTGGATTGGGAGCCAACCGAGGCACAGAAAGCCGCCGCTATGGACCTGATCCGCGGCCAGCAGGTAACTAATGGGCAGATGCACATCATCTCCATGTTTGTGGCTGGTGTGATTAAGGCCGAAGAGGTCTATTCGCCTCGCCTGCGGGCGCTCTTGGGCCTCCAACCCGCTATTGAAGTGGGGTTCTAGCCAAATTGAGTAGGTTGTAAAAGACCTACAAAGCAAATAGCTTAAGGAGTAGATCATGTTTACCCAAAAACCAACCAATGACAAGAAAAGCGCATTTGACATTCTCCTAAATGGAGTAAAAGTTGCCCATGTTGCCAAAGAAGGCAAAGAGTGTTTTGCCTACATGGATGAACCCTCATGCGGTTATCGGCAAGGCCCATATACCTCACTGAAGGTTGCAAAAAGAATGGCTAAGCAACTCACAGTCGAATGGTATTTCAATGTCATGATGAGCACTTATCAAGAAATAGGCTGGGGCTATGACTTCGCCATGCGCTCCGGAAGAACGGACTTTGGATTTGTTTCCCTTGATGGTGAAGAGTGGACGGTAAAGAGAAACCGAAACATTGACGGCAAAAGTGAAGAGAGGAAATTTCTCGATAAGGAAGAGGCTCTTGACTGGCTCGCCGAGGATATTCGCCAGACCGTGAAACGCGTTTACGGAGAATTTGATGCGATAGGGTTCATGGCTCAACATCCCCGTTGACAGGGAGAGAAGTGGTTTCGTAAGCTGGAATAGAAGCAGGTAGTCAGAGCGGGGCTTCAAATACCCTCTGGCGAGACCGAATACTGAAACTAGCTTGTGACTAAATAACCATTTCTCTTCCGAAATCGTAGGAGTTTTACGTTCTCCGGCCCGTCCCAGAGATGCAGGGGCTAAAGGAAAGTAGGAATAGAGAGCGCTGAGAGGCTTTGGACTCCGGGACTGCTCTCTATTGGCCTAATGGGGCTGCTTCAAAAAATGCCATGCGCGTGTGGATGGGCTGAGAACGTTTATTTAACAGTTACCGGACCTAAAAACGAGGTCTGGAAGTAAGGGAAAGGAGTAAATCATGGACATCAGAGTTGGAATGGATTCCCTAAAGCTCGACGAAATCAAGAGCGATTTGGGTTGCCAAATGCTTGCCAATACCCAACCCTTAGCCAAATACCTAATGGACCTATCCATTGGGCTTATAGAGAAGATTGAGGAGCAAGAGAAACGTCTCCTGGCAACTCAAGAACCCATTGCAAGGTTAGGCGAATGGCGCATGACCGTCTGGGGAACGGCTATGAAGTTTCTCGGAGTCATCGAGAAAGACGACACGTTTGGCCTATGGGTAGATTGTATGGAAAGGGAGACTATGAAACGCTTTTCATTCCCCATCTGGACATGGCTTGAAATGCCCATAGCTTATTAGGAGTAACAACATGGACATATACACGGATGGATCATCCGACGTTGGGAAAAAGCTTATCGGATACGCGGCCTATGACGGAGAAGGAAACCACATAGTTTCCGGGTGGAGAAATGGAGAAGGCTCAAACACTGCTGAGCTGACAGCGATTTACGAATCCCTCTTCCGCGTTCCAAACGGCACAAATGTCACCTTTCACGTTGACAGCAACAACGTTATTGGATGGCTGATGAAAGACTGGAAGTCAAAGGCGCTGAATATCAAAGAGCTTCTTCACAACATAGAACTCAGGAAGAACCTTCACGGAATCTTGATTTCCGTTGTGAAGACTGAGGGGCATTCAGGGGTTTGGCAAAACGAACTTGCCGACAAGAAGGCAGCAGAAATGCTAAATGCCGCAAGAAAGGCTGCCGCCTAAAGGAGTAAAACATGGGCATGCCAAGTGAAGTCAAAAAGATGATTGCAGTCCTTAATTCCTATAAATGGGATGACACCACAGGAGCGTTCAACATCTTTCATCTATATCCAAAAGGATTAGCCTATCCAGATGGATTTTACGATTCTCAGTGGTTTGAGTGTATTGGCTTCAATACCACGACCATGACGAAGAAGGATCTGGGTCTGCACGATCAGATGAACTTTCAAGGCAAAAAGCCTCTTTTCGTCCGAGTATACGCCGACGGCTCATTCCTAATCCGCTTCAACGAGGCTATAAGAGTAATGAGTAACCAGGAAATTACTGTTGGCGTTTCAAATTGAAAGTTGGGAATTCCCAAAAGGAGTAACAGAATGGATAAAGCAGAAATAACCTCTAGCAACCATCCTTCATACCCAGCAGGAAGCGTAATGCCTCTTGGTGGGATACAAGGATGGTTCTGTCTTACTCAAGGCCCTCCAAGCATTAAAGACACAGATCAACGTGTCATGGTTGAAGCGGATTTCTTTGAGTATGGAAGAGTAGAAGGTCGTATCGTTGAAGAGGAGCAACAACATGATTAAGAAGTTACGAATAGCCTGGGGAGAGTTCTGGATTGGAATCCTAGAGCGCTGGCTCGGTTCCTATAAGGAGAAATAGACATGACAAACATCAAATTCGCAACTGATTCCATTATCCTGATGGAATCGGAAAAGACTAAACAGAACTGGATCCTAATTGTCGGACCAAACGTTTCCGCGCGCATGGCGTGCCTTGAGAACAAAGATGTGGTGGCAAAGATTCAACCCTTCTCGATAGGGTTCGCCACCTGGCTCAAGCAAGACGGCAAACTCGTCCCCTACGCCATCTACGGGGATTTGCGGAAAGCGTTTCTCGACACGGACAAGGCAGTCTGCGATTTACTTGGGAATTCCCAATAAGGAGCAATAACATGGCAACAACACCTGACACGATCTTCATCTCAAAGGCCGTTAAAATCCTGAGAAGCGGGCCAATGGCCGGGCGCTGGTCTCTCCGTCTAAACGGCGAGATGCCCCCAGTGCTTGATGTGAGACAGGGAACATCCCTGGTCGGAAGCATCACAACGGGCAAGGAGGGATACGACCTCTCATCACCAGAAGGAATGCCCATAAGCCACTTCAAAAACCTAGAAGAGGCCATCATGTTCATGGACTTACAAGTCCTCATGAGCCTGATGTTGGGAATTTCTCCCGTCCTCCAACCCACTTTGGTGGTATAAGTGGGGGATAACCTCTCTCGTCTCGGTGACGATTATAGGCAAAGTGGGGAATAACCCCCGTTTCTAGCCCATAAATCGCTACCGCGTCCCTAATTCTTACGTTGGGGGCAAGGCTCACAGCACCCGGAATTAGGCTGAACCTCCCCTTTCGCCCCCAGAAACCTTTCGTTATGTTTCATTTTGAAACACTATTCCCACAAATCCCCTTTTATTGGGCGAATGTGGTTCGTAGAGTAATAACTATGGCAAATAACTCGAATGCACAGTTGATAGCATTTCATATCGTGTTTGATCGTGGGTCATGGAGAATAAGGGACTACTTGGGGTTTACGGCCAAGATTCGCAAACAAATCCCTGATGATGCATACAGAGAGTGGAGAGCTGGGGGTAATCCTCCTAAGATACAGGAATGGCAAGAGACGCTTACCAAGTATTCGTTGAAGCTTGTCCCAGCTGGAGAGAGTAGAGTAATGGTTACTTCCCTCTAAAGGAGTTACATGGCATACACGTTTAATGGCCTCCTTGTATCCCTCTACATCCAGCGGGATGCAAATGGGGTATGGAAAGTAAAGAATCCAGTGAAGTTTGCGCAGGTAATGCGAGAAAGAATCTCTATATCTGACTACGAAGAATGGAGAGCGGGGGGCAACCCCGTAATAATACAGGAGTTGCAGGGGGAGCTTGCCCGATACTCCATGAAGATCATTCCATTTGGGAAGGACAAAGTAGCTTTTACTTCCCTCTAGGTAAAAAGTGAGGGATTGGCAATTACCAATCTTTAGGAGTAAGAAGAATGGCGCAAATTAACTACAAAGACAATTACCCGGTCGCAATAAAGCAAATCAAGGGCTATCTTCCTGTATTCAGTGGAAAGAGGTTAGACAGAATAGCCTCGATTTTGTGGACAGCTAAATCTCAAGAAATTGAGCTTGAAGAGAGACCGGAGTTTATTGAGTTAAGAATCAAAGTAGATGATGCCACAAGAATTGGCGCAAACTGGTGGATTGAATGGGGGACAGTTGGTGCATATATATGTAATGGCATAGGTCTAAACAAGTATTCTCTACTGTTGCACAAGAAACAAATAGCATGGGAATAACTTTAATGAGGTCAGCAAAGACCTTCAACGTCTAAAAAGTTGGCAATTGCCAAAAAGTCGGGGAGCTGATAACTACCAATTATCAGCTCCCCATCACATTCATTCCCCCGTCTAAGGAGAACAAAACCATGACCAATCTACCACCAACCATTCGTCTCGTCAATGGCGTTGCCAAATATGAGCCACGCTACTGTGATTCTCTCGCTACGGCGATGGAAATCCCTTTCGTGAAGCTGGACCTCTCCCGCGGCCAAATCAGGGATGCGGTCGAGAGTGGAATTGAATACAACGGCGCGCGCTGGTTTCCTTCTGGCGCAATTGCCGCATCAAAGGGCGAAACGCCCACTTTCGTTGGATACAAGATGCCCGGATTTTGGCAGAACATCATGTCGGATCATGGCAAGGTGGCGTATGAGCGCTTGCTTCATACCCCGCTCTGGGAAGGCGTGCAACTCGTAACCGTCACCGTTCAGGTTGTGGACGATGATGTGTCCCCTCTTACGGCAGATGGGATGTTTGCCGTGTCCGAGGCGTTGTGCCTGAAAATTGGGAATTCCCAATTCCGCGTTGGGCAGTATCGCGGTGCGTTCTTTGATGTCTACGAGGGTGAGGTTTATGGCCCCAAAGTCATCCTGAAGGGCGTAGGCGTTCCTTCTACCCTTAAAAGCGGTATTGACATGCTTGTCCCTAAATCATGTCTCAAAGGCGCTCTGGGTGAGCTGGGAGAGGTGTTTGCGGTGCAGATGTGGCTGGGCGTAAGCCAGTATGCAAAGACCGGCTCAAGTCGGGTCGGGTATCAGGTCATGCAGTATGCGCCAAAGACTGTTTGGCAGGTTATGGACGACCTGAAAGATGCGTTGGTTAAGGCAACCAATGACAAGACTTCCAACCCGGAGAACCTTATCTCTGTTACGCCTGCCGAGGATGACGACAAATCGCCTATCGCCGTTCTGAAGAAGATGCTGGCCTTCGGGCAAAAGCTGGGCAACCAAAGTCTGCTCAAGTCCACCTGGGCCACGCGGCAGTTACAGACCATCGTCAGCAACGTGAACACCGACCTGTGTGTATCTGGTGGTTTGAAGGCCACGGGACGTATGGCCGTGTGCTGGCCCCACATGAAAGACTTTGAGGTTCGTATCGCTTCCGGCAAAGCTGGCCCCGGCATGGTCTATCGCAATCCGCACACCGCGGAGTTCGTGGACGGGAAGCTGGTTTCCGGCATGATCCCCGTCAAGGTTGTGATTGACGCCAACGTGCCAGCAGACTGCATCGCGGTAAATGAGAACACCGCCCGCGTGACAGGACTGGACTATGACGGAGATACATTGAACCTCATTTACGCCAACGATACCTGGCACGGACGAATTTGGTTCAATCACTTAGAGGCGCGGAAGGTTATTGCGGGGAAATCCACCCGCTCGGACAAGCGTGAAGCACCCGCCTCTCTTGCTGAAACACTGTCCTTCATCTCAGAGTTGAATATTGGGCAAGTCGCCAATATTGATTCTGATTTGGAAGTGGCTCGACAAGCCGGTCTCATCACCGGTGCGGAATATCTCGCATTGAAGGTGTTTACCGCACAGGCCATCCATGACGCAGTGGACGGGCAAAAGCGTTTCCAGCTTCCCGACATGGAGAAGATGGGCAAGATTCGCAAACTCCTCGCCAAGAAAGGCTTGACCAAGCCAGATACCGCGTTTCGCAGGTTCAGCAATGGGTCGCTGAAGGGCTGGATGCGTAACCCAGCGACCGCGGACGACCTGCCAACGGACACGCCCCTGATTCCTTCCAACTACATGAGCGGGAAGGGTCACATCTCGGCCAACTTCCACCGCTTTGCTCCGCACCTGAACGTGCCGGAGTTTGACCAAATTGGGAATTCCCAATTTATCAACTGGCTGGAAGATGGAACAGGAAAGGGTGCAGAGTTCGCAAAGCAGGCGTTTACCCGCTTTAAGGCCATGCGCATGGCTATCGCGGCCTTAAAGGGAATCGAGGAATACGACAGCATGAAGGCCGACCTGAATCGTGCCTGGCGCATGATGTGGGCGGCATGTGATCTGACGCTGGAAGAGAAGCGCGAGGCAATGGGAACGCTATGGCATCTCTCTTTCCAAAACGACAACGAGCAATCGCTGCTCTGGAACAGCTTGACCGACACGCTGTTCACGATGTTGGAAGAGCGCATTGAGGCGATTAAGAAGATTGACGCCATCCCCGTGAAGACCGGCGTGTTGGTGGGGAAGGCTCTCGAAGGTCTATTTCAAGTCGTTAACGTTGTGCCGGTGACAAATAAGGCTGGCGAACAATGCCAGCAATTCCATCTTGCGGACGGCGGTGCGTTCATCACCCGCGCGAGCGGACGACCAGTGACAAGTCAGGCATTCCAAATTGTGTGCTGCCCAATTACAAAGGCTACCGCCCGATTTGAGATTGTGGCCTAAACCTATTTCCCCATGAGCGTGTTGCGGGGAATTTCCTTATACAAACCATGAATAACATTGCTTGTCTTATTGGCGGGAAGGATGCAGAAACCAAAGCCACCATGTTGATGGAGAAGTATGCAACATACACAGCCATCGCTGAGGCCCCGGATAGTGAGTTGAAGAAGATTATTCCTGCATCGGCAGTGAAAAGAGTGAAAGCCGCTGTTACTCTTCCCCCGATTGTTCAGTGCGGCAAACAGATATATAGCTCCGAAGATGCCGGAGCTTACTTCAAACCTCTGATTGGAAGTAAAGATCAGGAAGAGTTGTGGCTTATGGGAATTGCAAAAAGCCGGCGAGTATTGTTTTGTGAAATGGTATATCGCGGGGCTATTGGGCAGATTCCGATAGATGCGTCCATCTATCGTCTGGCCGTCCGAAAGAACGTCCCTGAGGTCATCATTGCTCACAATCATCCTAGCGGCTCTTGCGACCCAAGTCCAGAGGATATTACTGCTTCCAGAACCATGAAGCAGGGATTCAAACTTCTTGGGATTGACATGCTGGATAGCCTTGTCGTTACGGCCAGCAGTTTTAAGTCACTAGCAACCAGATTGAATTAAGGGCTATCGCCCTTCCAGAAACGTAGGAGCAGCCCTGTATTTCCTTTATGGATTGCGCGGCTTGCCCTCCCCTCCCAGCCCCCTTGCATCAAGAAAGCAGGGGGCGTAATATGAAAACAGGCAGATGAAGGCGCGGGAATTAGCATAGACGCGCGGCTATTCGCTGTCATTCTTAACCGATTGCGCGGTTACAGCACGGAGTGGAGAAATCGTCTCGAAAGAGATGAGGACATAGAAGCGAAGATGTGTTGTGGCTAGAAGAAATAGTGACACTAATCTGTAGTAATTAGCTGGAGTTGCGACCAGCCTGCCTAAAGGTTTCAATCATGCAAACATTCGTAATAGTTACCCTTTTCCTTGCAGCGATATATCTGACGGCTATGAGTCTTTTGGCTCATACAAAGAATGTCAAAAGCGCTATCATATTTCAGGTTATCCCGTTTTTGCTTGGAGTGTGTTTGTTCCGAGTAGCCTTCTATTTGGTTGATCTGGCTGCACATTCTTGAGTTGAATGCTGGACCGGCTCAGGAAGCCGTAAATGAGCAAGTTGGGTGTAGGTGAGCACAACCTATACCCAATACTTATCAATAGCAGCTTAACGCACTGCCAGACACGTATCCTTTTTAGATTCAGGGCTATCGCCCTTCTAATCAACTAGCCCTAACGGGCTGAAAGGCTAAGCAGATATGCCTTCATAGACCAACGGCTACCCGTTGGGAATTCCCAAAAACCGGATACCTCCGGCTCTGCCATCTCAGAAGGCTATCGCCTATCTGAAATACATTCGAGCATCCCCAGACCACGCCCACCTGGGGATGAATATTACCTATGGGCATCAATCACATTCATTCAATTTAGGAGAAACATCATGACAATTGCACTCGCAACCAAGAAAGGCAACGTGGAATTCAAGACGAAGGTCGGCACGGCTTTCAATTTCGTGATCCCACACAACTTGAGCATGGGCGCGGACGAGAACGGCCATCCCAAGACGGTGACCGAATGGCAGCCCTGCATGGTCTACAGCAGCGCCTTTCAGGTGATCGCAAACCTCGACGGCACTAAAGGTGTGCAGGCGGGGAAGAAATATGTCCTGACAGGGAACTTGACTCCCAACGGTCAGCACGAATATAACGGCAAATCCGTTCCTCGCTGGGTCGTGAAGAACTGCGGGCTGATCCGCGAGATTGGCAAGGATGGCGAAATCGCCTCCGCACAGGAATTGGTCACCGCGACCGAGCAGGAAGAGCTTGACGGTGCAGTGGTGCCGTTCTAAAGCCGAACCACAAGGGCCAGCTCCATTGGGAGAGGCCCTTGAATTCTTTTTCAGGGATTGCTAGAAAGAAAACAACCATGAAAACAATAAAATTTTCGGATGTAAAAAAAGTGCTCAATCCAATTGGAAATTTTATTTTCGTTGGCAGCATCGTCGCCACATTCCTGAAACTTATTCACGTAATTGACATTCCTGATCTGGCTATTTCGCTCCCACCGATTATCTATTTCATTTCTATTGTCCTATGCGTAGTCGGTCTGAAACTTGCGTCTTCATTAGGAAAGATTGATTTAGTGGATTAGCCAAAAAGTCGGAAATTGTAGATAAATCAGAGGAAAAAGATATGACAGCAGAAATCTCATTTACTGATGTTGGGAGAAATAAAGTCTCATGGAAAGAAGAGTTTCTTCTTATCAATGGCGTATTTCATCCCGCGGCAGTAATCGCAATGATTAAAAAGAAGAAGTGCCTCGCCAGCAGGGAAATATCTATTACTTATCTCCTAGAAGAAAGTAGGAATTTAATAACTGGTGAGGTGTTTGTTGGGGAGTCCAGAAAAGTTGGAAGGTTTGAAATAACCCTTAAAACAGCCCAGTGACGGGTATAGAAGGTTCAACTCCTTCCACTGAGCATAGTTAGATAGCTGTTGATACAGGCGAACAACGTCATAGCCTATGTCAATGAGCGCAGGAAGTAGCAGGAAGGTGTGATGCGCCCACGGAGAACGCGAACTCCGTTGAATCACTGCTACCGGCTATTTAACTTAAGAAAAAGGGGAAATCATGCACAAAAACTTACAGATTCTCTATTACGAACATGTGCCATGTCCCTATGCAATACGGGATAGCGGTGGGCTTTTGTTCTCCTTCATGCCAATAACAAAATATGAAGGGCAGGACGAAAGATACGAAAAAGAGGTTGCCGAGTTGTGCGATCTTGCGAATTACCTTCTCGAAGCACTAAAAAAAAGAACCCCCCCCATTGCAATCCCTATTTCAAACAACTACCGTCTTTCTAAGGAAAATAAAAATGAATACACCCCTAAATGTTCACAAAGCACTGTCAAATCGCCTGATCTATGTCGCAAAAGCACTGCGAAAGAATCACTCGGAATACAACGTTGTTCCCGTGATTACCGAAGTAGGTGGGAAGGTCGGTGTCTGGATTATTGAAAACAACTGCGAACCTATTGAGATTCGGACATATCTTGAAAACACCGACCACTGCTTCCTGACATTTTGCATAAGCCACTCATACTCAGGAAGCAGCGACCTGGGCGAGGCGCTTATCAATGCCCATAACGCATGGAAGCAAAAGAATAAGCCGTAAAGGTTGCACATACACAACTACCCAAATTCAAAAAAGAGGCAAATGGCGAATACAAACACAACCATAAAAAACCCAAATGTGAACAAGGCTCTTGAGCAACTTCTAGGCGAAGTGAAAAAGTGTCTTGAGAAATACCATGACTTTTCAGTTACACCTGTTATCGCCACAGTAAACGGCAAGGCGGGCATATGGATTCTTGAAGAGGAATGTGCCCCAATTCGGGTAGATACAGAGGGAGGTCTCTCCTTTTATTGTGGCAATTTCCCCAAAACGGGGAGCGCATGGTCTAGGTATCTTCCAGACATTCTTATCCAGGCACACAACATTTGGGGACAGAGCAGACAAGAGGAACTTTTAAACATCGTCAATAAGGAGGTATAGGGATGAACCAAATCGTAAAAACTGCGTATACGCAGGTAACCACAGCTAATAAGCAGGCTGAGGATTTTGAGAGAGAAAAGGAAGATTCGTATAAAAGAAAGGTTATTGAGCAGTATCGTGAAACTGCGGTAAAAATCAATACGATTCTTTCTAAAAGCGGACGCGCATCTTGCGCATTTGTTGGAAAGCATAATGAGAGCATAGGAGTATTCATTCTGATTGAAGGGTGTTCTCCTATCAAAGTATCTCTTTGCACTCGTTCAGCAGGACAAGGACGACCAAATATTGAAGAACTGGTATATATCGTATTGTTCTCCTCTGGAAAGCATTTTGATGATCTCGACGAAGCGATTGTAGAAGCTTATGAGATTTATCAAAATACGCTAAAGAATTTCCAAGTTGAAGGCCTTTATGTAAAAAACCCCGCCTAACTAGCGGGGTTTTTGTATTCCAAAAATCATGGCACAGAAATCCAAAAACCCTTCCGGCTTGGTATCGCCAAAACTCATGGCTCACACTGGCGCCGTTTCGCGCGGCTTCAAGCACAAGGCGAATGAAGCAGTGACAAACATTGCCATCCTTTTGCTTGTTCTGGCTACATGCGGAATGGGCTTGTGGCTCATTCTCACAGGTCTCTTAGAGGCCATTCCCTGCGCATCATGCCAGTAACCCTCAAAGTGTTTAACAGGGTCTATAAGGTGAAGATCACCCGCGAGACCTACATGAATGGCCGACCCGCCCTCATTGCATGGAAAGATGGTCGGCAGTTTATAGAATTCTCATTTCCAGCGCTTGGGCTTGGCGCAGACGAATTCCCTTTTACCTCTACCCCAGAGGCGTTGCAATGCCTGAGTGATTTAGGCATTATCAAACCAACAGGAGCGCAATTCTTGCGTCATCCGATTGTTCAATTTTGCAAGGAAGTATAAAAAATGCACTTTAAGGCAGATACCGCTGCGCTGGTAAAGGCTCTTTCCATTGCCTCAAAGGGTATTCCGGGAAGAACCAGGACTCTTGATGTCCTGATGGGAATAATGATCGTTGCCGAAAAGGGGCAGGTGTTTTTGCGAACAACCGACCTTGAGGTCTATTGCTCAATTCCTGTCACAGATGCCGAGGTGAATACGGAAGGGCGTATCCTTGTTTCAGGGGCAGACTTTACTCAGCTAGTAAAGTCGGGAACGGGAAGTCTGACAATTTCCAGAATTGGCAAACCTAAAGGGCAGAGATTGGTAATTGAATCCAGCGCAGCAACACAGAAGTTGACCGCGATGGACGAGGCCGAATTCCCCGTATTTCCAAAAGAATCACCAAAAGTAGTTTTGGAATTTACCAAAGAATTTGCAGATGTTATCCCGATGCTGGTTGCAAGCGCGGCTACCGATGTATCTCGCCCAATGCTAACCGGCGCGCATATCGCGTGGAAGGGTAGCGCGATCACGATGGATTCTTCCGATGGGTTTAGGCTCACGCGCTGGACAACAACCTCAACTACCGAGAGCGAAGGCGAGGGCGGTGTCATCATCCCACGGAAAACCCTCACGATGCTTCCCCTTATCTTTGGGGATAAATTGACCATGAGCGTGAATGAGGCGGGCGGGAGAGTTTATTTCACTGGAAGCGGTGGAACGATTGCCTCCCTGACAATTGACCAGAAGTTTCCCCAGGTAGATGCAATCATCCCGAAGGAATCCAAAACAATGGTGTCCGTCAGCGGAAGCGACGCCTACGAAGCGTGGAGGCGCGCGGGAGCTACAAGTGAAATGCTCCTAACCGTTCTGGATACAGAGAGTGGAACAGTAACGGCCAAAAGCAATAGGTCAGAAACCGAGGCAAAACTGCCGATGAAAGTTGAAGGCGACCACATAGGGATTGCTGTTAACAGCGAGTATATGGTTGGCGCTCTTGCATCTCTGAAAGACGTTTCTGTCACCATTGGTCTCAACATGCCAAAGAATCCCCTTGTGCTTCGTTCTGAGGAATGGCCAGGGCTGATCCATGTCATCATGCCAATGCACATGCCAAAAAGAGAATAGGCACATCAGCGCCTTGTAGACAAGCTGGATATTCAGAATGAATCCCTGTTTCTTTTGTAGAAGCGGGGATTCTCTCTTTTTCAGGAAAGTGTTGCCATTTTTCAGACAATTTCATGCTATCTTTTATATACAAGAGGTGTTCAAGTAAAAGTGAGGAGCTAGAGTGAAACCAGAAAGAGATGAAGAGATAAGACTATGTATTACAGGATGGCAGAGAGAGGAAGCCATCGGGTGGAAATCTGATTGGCGCGGGGGCATAGATAGGCGTAACAATGTCTACACTGTCACAAAGGTTCTGCACACCTTCGCAGACAAAGTTATAAAGGGATGTGAAGTCAAAAAAGACGGTGACACAGAAATCCTTACCATCACAGACGTAGGTGCGTTCATCAGCTCGATTGATGAGATTTTGTTGGAAAGCGAATAGAACAAAGTCGCCCAGGAGTTAAAAATGATTACTGAAGAAGCAAAAAAGAATGCTTACGCGACGGGACTAGAATGCCATCTCGGTAATTGGAAGAATGCAGAAGATGCGTTCAGAGGATTAGCACTAAATATGCGATATGGGGAAGAAGCCTTTTCTTCATTTCAAGCTGGCTGGAACAGTGTCACCGACAAATATGCCAAGTGGTTTAAGATTGGTTGGCACTTTACCCTAGATACCTGCGCGGCTGCAACAGCAATAAGCTATTTGGGGATTGATAAAAAGCCTGATTTTGATGCAGAGGCAAGAAAGGCATTTACTGACGGAAATAGATCAAGGCACCAGACTATACGGGAAGTTCCGTGGGAAGCCAGTGGAGGTTTTATTTTCCATTAGGAATTGGGAATTCCCAATTTGCGCCGGTAGCTCAACGGTCAGAGCAGCGCTCTCATAAAGCGTTGGTCGCAGGTTCAAATCCTGCTCGGCGCACTAAGCCCCCGTAGCTCAATTGGATAGAGCGCAGCACTTCTAATGCTTAGGTTGTGGGTTCAAATCCCACCGGGGGTATGAAGATAGACTACCGTCTACTCAGGAGTAATGTGAATGCAAATAGTTGGGAGAACAGAAGACGGGCAGCTAATCATTGCCCTTTTAACAAATGAAGAGGTAATGCGCTTTTCCGTTGCCTCGGAAGAGCCGAGAATAGTTAGCGCACCAGCTCCAATACTAGAGCTTGCGGCTCTCGCCGATATGCGCGAACATGTAATTCGTTTTGACTGCGAATCAACTGATGCGGAGACGTGGTTGCTTAAAAATATGGATCCAAAGTGGGGTAGGTTGGATAAAACTGGCGAAGAACGTCAATACGTATTATTCGTTCGTAAAACCTATGACCTGTCTGATATTGGGCTATATCTCACAAACGAATACTATAAAGAAAAGAACGTTGGCACATGGGTAGAGGGTGTTGAGAATAAATTACCCAAGTTGTGATTTGGGATAAAAATGAGTGATTTCCGGCAATAGAACCATAGAAAACCCCGTTTTTGGCCGGAAAATGGGCATTGCCGGCATCCCCGCAAATTGGGAAATCCCCACCCCATAGAAATCCATTTGTGATTTCCCTAAGCTGGAGGAATGGCAGATGAAGTAATATGTAGGGTATTGGCGCAGATCGCGTTAAGGATTTCCAATGAGACCGCTTATACCCTTCTCCCAGCATCGGATAGCGGCACTTGTCCGAGTGTCTACGAAGCAGCAAGACCTCAGAGGACAAAAGCAAATACTGGAATCTTTTTACAGGGAGAGAGGTTGGGAGTTACCGCCTAAAGAGTGGATTAAGGAAGAGAAGACCAGCGCGTTCCGCGACAACGCACTTCAGAAGAGAACCGGCCTCACAGACCTTATCAACCGGTGCGAAGCTCAGGAACTAAAGGGATTCGTTGCCGTCCGCGTCGCTCGATATTTTAGAAATATGGCATTGGGGAGAGCCATATATGAACGCCTCAAAATCAGTAAATCAAAACTGATATTTTCAGAACGGCCAGACAAAGATATTTTTACCAGCGAGGGCTACACCTGGTTCATGGAGGAACTCTGGGATTCCGAGAAGTTTTCCATTAACCTTGCAGAGAGAGTAGCGGCTGGCAAGATGGCACAAGCGCGGAGAGGAGAGACCTTAGCCGCAAAGCCAGGCTTCGGGGCAAAGAAAAAGGACGGGGTTATTAAGTGGACAAAGGACGCCTTAATTGTCAGAGAGGCGATTACCATCTTCCACAACGAGGAGATAGGCGCCGATGCAATCTCTGACCGACTATTTGAGAAATACGGCAAAAGATTCAACTCCGCGCTTGTGCTGGGGTGGATAAGAGCGAGACGGTATTACGGATATGTCTCGCATTCCAAAGTGCCATTTGGCAAAAGATTCACCTCTTACAAACAGCGCAGGGATGCAAGGCTAATTAAAGCTGCGTGGAAGCCAATCGTCCCGCGGCGCTGGTATCTCGAAAACCAGGCAAAGCTTGCGCGGCGGGCGCGCGGCGGGCGCGGCAGTCACGCGGCCAATGAATACATCTTCAGCGGGTTGCTCATTTGTTCTGTGTGCGGCGGGAAGCTATCAGGGCTTATCACGCGCATGGTAGGCGGTGAGGCTCCATCCTACATTTGTCAGAATGGCACAAAGAGGATGTGTTCATGCAAAAGAGAATGCGTGAGCGAAGCAAGCATACTGGAACAGATAGATGGCATCGTCTCGTCTATCACGCTTCCAGAGAACTACAAAGACCGCATAGAACAAATCATACGAGATGCGGACAAATCCAAGCAGTTTGCGATTGATAGAGACAAGGCCATACAAGAAGGGAAGAGAACACTGGCGCTTGAGTTTGCCAATGGAAGATTAACGATTGAGGAATTCCAGCAGGAAGTTATAGAACTTCAAAAAACAATCGCTCCCCCCGCCCGGCCAATTAGCCATGCCCAGCGCGAAATAGAGGCCGCTATTGCCCTTATTCCAAACATCCCGCTTCTATGGGCAAACGCCACGAAGCCAGAGAAGAGGCTGCTTGTAAAGCAAATCTTCGAGGCAATTACCGTAGATGTTCTATTTGGGATTATTACAAAGGTAGAAGCGAACCCAGGTATTGAATCCCTGTCCGTTTCCACGAAGGTTGATCCAGAGCGCACACCCATTATGCGGGTTAGGGCGCTTATAAAGTCGGAAGGAAAGATTACCAGCCCAGAGATAGAGGCTATTACCGGAATAGAGATGCCCCGCATAAAAGGGTGTCTCAGGATTCTCAAAAAGATGAGGCTCATCCATGAAGACGGAAAGAAATGGGACAAAGAAAAAGACGGTATGCGGACCATCTGGGTTTGGTCGGAATAGGGATCGCATCATTGTAGTAATGCGATGCCTACTTTAATACAGTTATGACAAATACAGCCGAAGATTGGATACCAGACGTTGATTTCACAACAACCATTGGCGGGGAAGAATACCGAGTAGAGGCCGCGAACTTTTTTGACGACCCCAGCACCGGCCAGCCGTTCTACCCGGAACTTATTTGGGTAACGCACAACGGCGAAGAGGCATCGTTGACAACCAAAGATTTCAACACCATAGTTGATATGGCAAACGCAAAATACTGGGAGAAATATCCAGATTCAGATTAGAAGGAACAATATGGCAATTAGTGGAAATGACTGGACATCAGTAGAGACTAAGTATCCGAAATTTCACGAGGATGTTTTAATCTATGTCCCAGGCCGTGAAGGTGAAGAAGGAGAGTGTCAAGGAGAATACTTTGCGACTTATCTTGAGGCGCTTACATATACAAAAGATGGAATAACACCTTCGTGGGCATATCCCTGTAAAAACGCAGCTCCTTCCCACTGGATGTATCTAGAGAAACCAACTATGGAGAAAAAGCCATGAGCATTGAAGCCGGAACACGTGTTTATTCAAGCGAAGGACAGGAAGGTTATTTCATTACAGACCTTCCAAATGAAACGTTCTTAGTTACTCCAATCCTTGTAACCGAAGATGGCGAAGAGGTAAAAGGCAATCCCGCCGTCTGGGATAAGGTATTTCTCTCTCCTCCAAGAGAACAATACAACGAGGAGATTGAAGAGCTTAAAAAGCAGCTCAACGAACTTAATTCTGGGATTCAGAAAGCAAAAGGGGATTTGGAAGCACGTAAGAAAACAAAAGGAATTGAGGAGCTTCTAGAGCTGGCTTCTGGCAACGTAACTCATTTCGTTCTGGTAACCGATGGCAACACAATCAGCATTGAGAAATATGAACAAGACTGGTGCAAAAAGAATCTTGTCTGGGATGTTTACAAAGAGAAATTGGTTGTTACTCAAAACAAGAGTGGCTACGGAGCACGCTTTACTGCATATCTTGCAACCTCATACGAAGAAGCACAGCAGATAGCAAGTGGCATTTTGGCGAAGATGGCAATTTCTACCAACAGTCTTTATCCATGTTCTTCAATCGATGAATCGGTAAAGAACTGCGGTATCTCAATCCCGGATTCTATTCTTGGTAATTACAGAGAAGAGAAGGCCAAAGAGCTAAAGAGGATGAAAGAAAGATTTGAAACCTCTTTGGCGAAAGACAGAAAAGACCTTGCAGATGACGAAGCAAGACTTGCTTCAATCATTGAGGAAATGGAGAAGTTAGCGCTCTGACAACCTGATAGGAATTGGGAATTCCCAATTTACGAAGCCCGGCAGTAAAACACCTGCTGGGCTTTTTTTATTTATGGAGATTCTAAAGATATTTCTGGCAGTTTCAATACTGGTTTTCATTGGAACAGGAATTACGCCAAAGGCAAAGCCATTGGAAACCAGTGGAGCAGACCCACTTCTTTATGGTCTGACATTGCTCATCTCATTTGCGATTTTCTGTATTGGCCTAACCCTTCCCTCGCCCATTCGCGGTTTCATGTTTGTAGTGGGGATGTATATGGGCTGGTCAACCATTACCCACTATCAGCTAAAGATCAACTTTAGTAAGAACACGCCAGCGGGGTTTGTAGCGGCAATGATATGGACGGCGGTCATGATACCCGCCACCTACATGATTGATCCAGCAGCGGCTGAAATGATGGCTGGAATGCTAGGCAAGTTCTGGGGGATGGCCTTGTTTCTGGCAGAAAAAATTATTACCCTTATTTTAGGATAAACATGGAAAGTAAATCATTACGCGCGGAGTCCAGACTGAACTGGATAACAAAAGGCGATACCACCTATGAAGAAATCAAAATGGGCGCCCTGCTCCGAATTGCCGACGCATCCGAGCTGATGGCAAGAAGCTATGAACAGCTCATCAAAGACCGCGACTACTACAAAGGGCGGTTGGAGGAAGAACGCATAGCGCATAAAAGAGCCGAGCGCCGGATAGCCGCGCTACGTGGACATCTTAAACGAGCAAAACGCAAATTAGCAGAACAAAAATAAAGGAGTAACAGAATGGAAGAAAAGACAGACGGACAGACAGTATTTGAGGGCTACAACGCAGCAATGGGTGGGCTGACATGGGACAACAAGCCGATACCAGACTGGAATGAAGTAGGCGACAGGGTAAGGAACGGGTGGGAAGCTGGGGCCAAAGCATTGCTTAAAAAGAAGCAGGACGAGAAGGCTGCACTCATCGAAAAAATGATGGGTCAAATAATGTCAAATCCCATGCTTGATGTCATGAATGCTCTAGTAGAGGACACCTAAAAATAGGGAGATAAAGAATGGCAGCACTGGTATTCGGGAGCACAGAGGCGCAGGCCGCGCTAGAGAAGGACAGACGGGCTTTGAAGGTTAAAACTGTTCTGGATGAAGTGGATAGTGATAAGTGGAGTGATTACGAAGAGTTGAAGGGCAGGCTTAGACATCTTGAGGATCAATTGGCCGAGACTGAGAATGACTTGTTACAGATTGAAAGTGATTGGAAGGGCAAAGGTTTGAGTGTAGATGAAGTTGTAGAGATCATGAAGGCAACCGCGAAGGATGGTAAATGAGTAAGAGAACATTTATTACAGTCACAGACCAGTTTTGTGGCGCTGGTGGTTCGTCAATCGGTGCTACAAAAGCGGGCGCGGAGTTAAAGCTTGCTCTCAATCACTGGAAGCTGGCCGTTGACACCCACAACACCAATTTTCCAAATGCCGCGCATGACTGCACAGACATTAGTGCTTGTGACCCGCGCCGCTACCAATCAACCGACATCCTGATTACATCGCCTGAATGCACCAACCATTCTTTGGCGAATGGGAAGAAGAAGCCTAGCAAACAAGCTGATATGTTCAATCCGCTTACGGTTGACCCTGCCGAGGAGCGAAGTCGCGCAACCATGTGGGATGTGCCGCGCTTTGCCGAGTATCACAAATACAACATCATCGTGGTAGAGAACGTTGTGGACGCGCGCAAATGGGTGATGTGGGATGCCTGGCTGATGGCCATGCACCTGCTGGGATACGAGCATAAATGCGTGTATTTCAATTCAATGCACGCGCACCCAACACCGCAAAGCCGAGATCGCATGTATGTGGTGTTTTGGAGAAAGGGCAATAAAGCCCCAAATCTTGATATTCGCCCCCGCGCTTACTGTGCCAAATGTGGTCATGATGTCGAGAGCGTTCAATCATGGAAAAATGGCAGAACGCATGGCCGGTATCGGACGCAATATCAGTATTGCTGCCCAGATTGCGGAAAGGTCGTAGAGCCGTATTACTACTGCGCCTACAACGCAATTGACTGGTCACTGCCCATTGTTCGCATTGGCGACCGCGTTCGTCCTTTGAAGGACACCACGCTCAATCGTGTCCGCATCGGTTTAGAGAAATACGGTCAAGCCCATATGATGGCGATGAAAGATACAGCATCGGCGGATTGGTCTCTTGGCCTGCACGACCCGCTCACCACCATCGTGGCCTCATCCAGCCAACACGCGCTCGTCACGCCGCCGTTTTTAATCGAAACAACCTTTACCCACGCAAAAGGCGACCGCAGCACGGGCATTGATCGTCCAGTGCCTACTCAGACCACAAAGCAAACGATGGCGCTGATAACGCCTCCTTTTATCCTTAGTGGATACACCCGCATAGCCGGGCAAAAGGCCGCGCTCGCTGGGGTGGATCAGCCTTTGCCCACCGTGCCGGGTCGGGCAGTGCATGGTGTGGTTGTCCCGCCGTTCATAGCAAGTTACTACGGGACAAATGAGTGCAGCGGAATAACGGATGCCCTGCCAACATTGACGACCAAAGACCGCCACGCCGTCATCACCCCGCCGCCGTTCTTGGTCAATATGCAGAGCGACAACATGCCCACGTTTTTGCACGAGGCTATGCGCACCGTTCTCACTGGCCCGCACAAGGTTCTTATCAAGCCAACCGAGACAGTCGAGGTAGAGGATTGCGGGTTCAGAATGCTTGAGCCGCACGAATGCGGCGCGGCCATGGCGTTCCCGGCAGATTACAAGGTGCTTGGCGATAAACGCCAGCGCATTCGTCAATACGGCAATGCCGTCACACCGCCCGTGATGAACATGCTGATGGAACGCTGCATGGCAACACTGAGGTAACCCAAAGCGATAAAAGGAATAAAACATGATTCACACAAACCCAGATGGCACTATTGCCAACGTGCCAAATTCCACAACAATTGGAGCCGGTGTAACGATTGATCCAAGTGCACAGGTTAGCTCAAACGTGGAGATTCATGATCGTGTATATATCCATGAAGGTGCGGACATTCGCTCAAATGTGGTTATCGGTATAGATTCTGGAATTGGAGCAGGCACTACGATTGGCAGTGGTGCTCGTATAGGCAAAAATTCGTGCATCAGCGCAGGAGTATTTATCAGTGGAAGAGCAACTATTGATGCAGATACAACTATTGAGGCAGGTGCATACATCCGTGAAGGTGTAGTGATTAAAGAGAATGCAAAAATTAGGGGGAATGTTTACATCGGTAGAAATACGCATATTGATGAAGGATCAAATATTGGCGCAGGTGCATACATCAGTGCAGAAGCTTCGATAGGCACAAGAACAAATATTGGCGAAGGATCAAATATTGGCGCAGGTGCATACATCAGTGCAGAAGCTTCGATAGGCACAAGAACAAATATTGGCGAAGGTGCATGGATTAAAGATAGCGCGCGTATTGGCGCAGGTGTAACTATCGGTGAAGGGGCAAGAATCCAAAATGGCTCAGTTATCGGCACGAATGAAGTCGTTATCGCTTTCAATGGGTTGCGATGGAAGGTGACAATCTATAACAACAACAACACCCCATCTATGAAAATTGGGTGTCAGTTTCATACCATTGAAGCGTGGGAAGAATTTGACGACGCAAAAATCTCCAATATGTCCCCCGATGCTTCGGAATTCTGGGCCATATACAAGCGTCTGTTAATTCCGTTGGCACAGACACATTGTGCGGCACAGCCCAGTCAGGCAGCAAAAGCATGATAGCCATAGACCTAAAAACCGCGCAACTTATCGCCAGAGAATTCCTTAGCCTTATTTATACCGGTTGCGAACAGGCGACCATTTGCGGAAGTGTCAGACGGGAGAAACCAGACGACATTAAGGATATTGAAATTGTGGCGCGACCGCGCTTCTATAAAGTTGCGGCAAGCCTATTCGGTGACGTGGAGCTAAAAAGCGAACTGGAAGACCTGCTCGGCGCGCTTCTGGCTACCGGAACTATTGCCTTATACGTGGATGAGCATGGAACAGTCTGCAACGGCAGCAAGCACAAAAAGCTGGTGTTCAAGGATGCGATGATTGATCTCTACACCGCAGAGCGCGGGAATTGGGGAAACATTGTAGCCATTCGCACCGGCAACGCGGATTTTTCACGGCTTCTTGTAACTCAACGAAGTGCAGGCGGTTTCATGCCTTCACACCTTCGCCAGCGAGAAGGGTATTTATGGAAAGGCGACCAGCCCATTGATTGTTTAACAGAGCAAGACTTCTTTAGGGCGTTGGAACTGGAATGGATGGAGCCGCGGGACCGTAACGAAAAGACTGCAAGGTTAATGCTAAGAAAGCCTCCATTTATCCATACCGAGTTAACTGGCGTGTTGGTGTAAGCCCGGTGATATGTGTCACGCAGACCTGCTACTGGAGATTGCAAACGAAGATGAAAATTGAAGGAATATTTATGAGTGAGCAGAATTGGCAAATAGTAGTAGCAGTAGGCGTATTGGCAATTTCCATTATGCCCTCAATCGCATTCGCTATATGGATAGAGACGGCATTAAAAAGGCTTTCTAACAAACTGATAGATGGCCTTGAGAAGTCTGGACATCTGCCTAAACCAGCTACTTCCACCCTGTTCGGGATTAAGAAACTAGAGTTTGAGGTTTGCACCGAGTGGGGAGGAGATCAAAGGGTATTGGTATGTAGCACCTTGTTTGGAAGATACGAAGTCCTTAAATACAAAAAGTATTTTGTTCAAAGGCGTGAATATCGGCCAGAGGTGCAATATATGTTTAGGGTTATTGAAGACCTTGATAGCGAGGACGAGGCCATTGCTGCCGCTCAAGCTGATTTTGAGAAACACATGCGCGAGGGATTAGTCGAGGTAAGCCGATGAAGAGACGCGCTATCAATCTCCGTGAGCACGAGGTTTGTTCAATTCTAGAAGACCGAATGACGCAGATACGGCGGGTGTTGAACCCACAGCCATCACCTAATCAATGGGATGTGATGACATGGCGGCAAGGCAATCAAGTGATGGAACATCTCTCTCCTCTTCAAATGTCGCTTTGCTCCTACGGCCAGCCAGGGGATGTATTGTGGGCAAGAGAGGTATGGGCTGTCTTTCAATTGGATGGAATTGGTGGCACGAAAGAGTATCCGAATGTCTTGTATAAGGCAAATAGCTCTACACGGCTTTTCATCAATGAAAAGGTGTGGAAATACAACACGCCTACTTTGAAATGGCGCTCTCCCGCTCAAATGCCGGCATGGGTATCTCGTATCAAGCTGGAAGTTGTTAACACGCGCATAGAACGATTGCAAGACATTACCGAAGAAGATGCGCGCGCGTCGGGGATTGTCTGGAAACGCGATAAAGGCGATGAGATTGATCCACGCACAGAGCGAAGTGCAAGAGACGTATTTCCGATAACTTGGAATGCTCATATTACCGAAACTGGGCATAGCTGGAACAGCAACCCATGGGTGCGAGTAGGTGAGTTTAAGAGGCTGAAATGACAATAAATATCAACCTAAATGCTGAGGCGCAAGCCACGATTACGTTTATTGGACTCTTGCTTTGCATATTTGCTTTGGGTGTGATCGGTCTTGTGTCATTTCACAAGCAAATGCAGGATGGTTTGGAAGAAGGAGAACAACCGGATGGCAACCGATAACAAGACAAAGAAGCAAATAAGCTTTGATGGCGACAACACCATTTTGCTTATGAGGCTAAAAGTAGACAAACTAATAGAAAGAAGGGACAGATATGAAGAAAAGGCTCGTGTTGCCAGTGAAAGACTAAGAGGAGCAGAAACCAATCTCTTAAACGAATTGGCAAGGCGCAGAGCTGAGGCCGAAAAAGCAGAAAACCCGTGGATTCTAGTAAGCGAAAGGAAACCAAGTGACGGGCAGGTGTGCTTGGTTATTGGTGAGGACAAAGACCGCGGAGAACAATACGCAAAATACGTGGCGGCCTATGACCAATTCATGACTTTTTATGAATTTGAAGATAAGTATGTATCTTCTGTATACAAAGCCACGAGATGGAGATTAGTGTTTTCCGAAAGAAATATTCCAGAAGATTGTAAATTCGTGATGACCGCATAAAACCAAACACAGCCTATATTTACAGAAGAGAGAAGAAGGAGAACAACGAAATGGTAAGTGATCTTGAAAGAGAGCTGGGGAAAGCAGTCGTTGAAGTAGATTCGGATTGGGCGAAATACACAAAAAAACCGTCGGATACCACCTGGGCTTTCTATGCGGAATCCTGTAAAAAAGAGAAAGAGGCCAGACAGCGCTTAATTGAAGCGAAGAATAGAGGTGAAGTCATCTCCAAACACACTCAGGAATTGCTTGACGAGAAGCCGTATTGGGAAACTTAGAAATCAAACATGACCTATCTTTACAGAAGAAAGACGAAGGCGCTATCCCTGCAAGCTGCTCCATCATTGAGTGGAGACTGGGAGAACTCAAGGGACGAGGAAAAGGACATGCGCCAAGCACTAAAAGATGCCTTTAAGTATTCTCAGCAATACTATGAGCTTTCTGTCCAACTGGTTGAGGCCATGGAATATCTTACGAAAGAAAATCGGCCCAAATGGGTAACAAGCATGATTAGGAAATCAAAGACGAAGCTCAAGGTGTTGCCTAATCAAGAGTAAGCTGCGCCTCAAGCGCAACCGGGACTTTCTCTTCCCATTCGCTTGAATCCTTGCCCGTCAGAAGAAGCTTCATGTAAGACATGGCTATCGGGTTATTAAGAACACCCTTTCCTGCGTCAATCTGGTCACGATACGATGGCGGGCGGCTGGAATCAAGGCCAGGCTTACCCGCCGCAAGACGCAATTGGTTAATGATTACGTCAGGCAGTAATTCATCAAAGGCGCCGTAGATGAGCGAACGGCGGTCCATCTTCCTCTCGGTCGTGAAGAAGTCCACCATCAATATCTGGGTGGAAAGCGCCGAATACGACATCGGCCCGTTAGGGGTTTGAACCTGCGTGTTATTTATGCGGTTAAGCATAAAAACAGTGGTGTTCAATTCCTCGGCTATCTTCGCATCACTGAGATTGCCAATCTTTTTCTCGGCATACCGAATAGCAATAAATAATTCAGTTAGCTGTTCCGGGTCGTGGAACTCAACCCCAAGATGCTTGACATGCTCAATAAGAGCCATTACGTCGCTCACAGCATCAATTTTCTATGCGTTTTGCTGGTTGGGATACCACACCCCCTTGCAGACGCTTTGATAAAAGGAGTAAAACTGGTCAATGGCAGGTAGAGACAGCGAAAACAACAAAGCGCGACCGATATTTATAAGGTCATTTGCCGCGCTGGGCTGGAAAGTCCATCCAAACAAGAACTGGTATGCCTTCACGCAGGGCATATCTAATCGTGTTGTTGGGATTCTGATGGGCACGAAGATGAACCCCTTTCAAAGAGGAAAGCTTATCGGCACTATCAGAGCCGCGCTGGGTCAACAAGCAGCGGGAAGCGCGGACGAAAAAGAGAGTGGGAAGTCGGATTTGTTTGTGGATGCAGGCGGGAAATTCATCTACGTAGAAATAAAGTGGTTTGAGGGAACTATCGTTCTTTCAGACTGGCGTGAGAATCAAAGAGAGTGGCTATCAAAACACGGCAATGTAGACAATTATTACATAGCCGTGATGGTTGAGCCAACGCATAATGCGCGCAATACGCGGGTAAATAAGGCTGGATTTTTTCTCGTTCCCGCGAGAAAATGGATAGATGCACACACTATTACAAAGTCTATCCCCCTAACAGCCGAGTTGGGAAGGGGAGAAATAATCGCAGAAACGCACTGGGAAGCCTACCGGCTCACCAGCCCGGCCACACTGTCGCTAAAACACGGAGAATTGGGAATTCCCAATTCCCACCAGATATTTACAAACTAAGATGAATCACGCAAAATATCCACAGTCATTCCTTGAGAGTGCAGACCCGCACAGCTTCCTTGAACTTCTCACGGAACTTTATCCCAACACGACCTACTACAACAGGGCGAGGCTGAGCGGAGAATCCCAAGAAGCCTATACCCTGAGAATGGAAGCGGATAAGGAGTCGTGTTTCGCGCTAATGGCCTCAAACACACTGATTGCTGCCAACGGCGCGAGGGCTATGCAGATTGCGAAGATCGTAAGAACCGGATTGCATCTCGCCACAACGATGGCGAAGAAATCCGGCACACGGTCAGGGCGGCGCGAAACGTTCCTCGGCTGGTTGGAATTTATTGGATTCAACTACACCACCGACCCATCCGAGAGAACAAGATTAGTTAAGTTTTACCTTGACACCCTTCCATTACTTGAAGGGATTACCCAAAAGAAACTGTCAGATGAAGCAATAATAAATCTGCACAAGGATCAAGGGGACTTTGCCGCAAAGCACGTCCAACGCATTGCAAATGAACTGGTGGATGCATTAAACCGCCTGAACATGCTGGATGTGGGATCGGCGCAAAGAATCCTTGACGAGCTGGAGGATGAAAATCCAAACGCCAGCGAATTGGAGAGAGAGATTGGCGAAAAGATGCGAGTCGCTACATCGGGAAGTGCTCCACAGACCCTATCAGAAACTTCGGTCACATTTGCGGCTCCACAAGAGCCAGTAATAACACCTCCAGCGGCCTACACGCGAGACATTTCAAACACGCGGGTAAAGATAACAATTGAAGCGGAGAGAACTTTGCTCCCCCTTATTAGGCAGAAGTTGGGGGATTTGGGAATTGACATAGATTCGCTAAGGATTATTGAATGAACACACAACAAAACGAAGATAAGACGTGGACGTGTGAGTTTACGCACAATGGCGAGAAGTGGTCTGTTACCTCTGTCAATAAGAAAGAAGTGGAGGCTGCCGCCCTTGGGATTCGGGATGCGTTAAGAGTAGCCGAGTGGCTGGCAAGGAACAAGCAGAATGCCTGACGAACAACTGAAATACGGGAACGTGATACAGATAGGCCCAATCACCATTGAGGTAAGGGGCAACAACGAAAAGATTGTCGAAGGGGTTACATCAATCGTCGAGGCAATTGCTCAAAAAGCACTGGTGATGACCAATGCGCAATTGACAATTGGCGAAGCTATACAAGATGGGCAGAAAAATGGGGAAGGATAACTGTATCGTTTGCGGGCGTGAGACAAGCAATAAGACCATCTGCGACCGTTGCAAGAAGAAGCCAAGAAAATCTCTTAAGAGACTAACTCGTTACTATCGTCTCTCGCGCCTTGCGGTAACAACGGCGGTAACGGAACAAGGTATCTTAATAGGGCGGCTTGAGGATAGCAAATCGCAGTTTGCTCAATTGGAAGCCTCGACCCATGTGCTTATCAAGGTTGTTCAGGACAGTATGGCCGAGCTAACATTCGGATCATATGGGCTTGAGAGAAAGAAAGACATGATCGAGGCCATAGCGAATATCCTCGCGTTCCTTGAAAAAGACCGTAAGAAGTGTCAGGAAATACCTTTCAAATAGGAGAGAAAAGCCGCCCGCAAAGGCGGTTTTTTTATTTATGGGATATCCAATACTCGTTTTCGCCCCTCAAGGCACACCCCTCACCCCGAAGGCTTTTGAAGTCGCAAGCGCGGCGCAGGCCAAATACGGGGTCATACTTGCTACGCAGACACCAGCAAGCCCAGCATTCCGTGTCCCTGTCAAAAGTGGGGAATACATCAAAGGGAGGGCTGTTACAGCGAGGGGCCTTGAAGACGAAGATGGATTCGTGTTAGATGACATGAATAGCCTGCCACCCGGGTTAATTCGTGATTACACCAAAGAGGTGGAAGTTGGGCAAGTAATCGCCCTTGAGTTTGAATAAGGAGAAACAAATGGGAAGTCTAGTAATTGTTACAGGACGGCTGGCTAATGCGCCAGAAATGCAATACACCGATACGGGTGACGCGTTTGTGAGGTTCACCGTTGCATCCGATTACAGAGCGAAGCAAGGTCAGGAATGGGTTTCAAGAACAGAGTGGTGGCGCTGCACAATGTTTGGCAAACGCGCAGAGGCGTTTAACGAATTCGGAGCAAAAGGTGGTGTGATTAACGTTCAGGGGAAAATCACGGTTGACCATGAAACAGGGTCGCCAAAAGTGTTCAATGACAAAGAAGGCAATGCGCGGACTTCGCTTGAGATGGTTGTGAGCGACTACACCTATTTCGGCCAGACCGCGAAGAAGAGCGCTCAGCAGGAGAGTGAGGAATGACACCAGGACGGGTAGGATACGAAGCTTACAAAAAATACATTTTTGATACTCAGAAATGGACCGTTCTCCCATGGGAAGAGATATTGGAGTTTAAGAGAGAGGGATGGGAGGCCGCGGCAAAAGCCATTGAGGGGAATCTGACATTCGTTCCAGTGGCTGAAAACGCGGATGAGGAGCGCGGAGAATGAGAGGGATTTTGGCGAAGGTGTTTGCGTTTTTTGGTCTTGGTGCGGCTGGTTACGCTATCCTTAACCATTTCGTAAATCAGGCCATCATTGACAGCAAGGTTACGCCTGAGCAAGCAGGTGTGCTGGCTGCGCAAAGACAAGCCAATGAGGCATTCCTTCCAATCATCTTACTGCTTATTGCTGCGCTAATACTCATAGTCGTTATCTCAAGCGCAGGAAAGGCAGCGGGGAAGAAATTTGACCGAGACAAGGCACAGATTGAGCTTGAGAGAGAAAAGCAGAAATACCTTGCTGGCGTAGAGGAGGATGAGAGAAAGCAACTTCAATCTCCGAGAGCGAGATCAAGAGTAGAATCCGATAAGCACATAAACTTATGAGATGAAAGAGTCGGAGCTGGCAACAAGAATTCAAGCGTTTCTGGACATGCACCAGACCAGCGCCGACGTTGTGCGAATAGATAACAACGGGGGCGGGACGGCAAAGGCTTATCTCGTCCCCGTTGGAAATACTACCCTTGCGAAGGTGCGAAGGCTGAGTGATGACATTGCGCGCGCAATTGGGAGCACTGGCGTAGAAGCAAACAACGAAGGCACGAATATCGTTCTGTCTATTCGCACAAAAGACAAGCCGGAATCTCCCAGCCTTGACGAAATCCCCCCGCCAGAATCCCCTTACACCGCAACCATAGGCGTAGAGGAAATGACGCGGCACCCTGTATACCTCAATTTTGGGAAATCCCAAAACGCTCATATTCTGGTAGCGGGGATGAGCGGGTTTGGCAAAACGATGATGATACAGACCATCTGCATGTCTCTGGCCACGTCAAACAGAATTTCGCAAACCGGATTTGTGATTCTTGACCCAAAGGGGAATTACGCATTTGCAGAGGCGATGTCCTCTCGCCTTCTTTTTCCAGTTTCAAGAGACATAGAGAGCGGAGAGAGTGCAATAAAGAGATGCGTTGAGGTAATGAATACCAGGCTCAAGTCCGGGGCATCTTCGCACCTGCCTCACATCTTCATTGTCATAGATGAAGCGTGGGAATGGAATGCCAAGAGCGATGTCATCAGAGCCGGGCTGACAGAGATTGCATCAAAGGGCAGAGAGGCGTGTTTCCATCTTGTCATAGGGACACAGAAGCCGACCGCCACCGCTCTTGAATCGCTGCTAAAGGCGAACATTCAAATTCGCATTGTGACGAAGGTTGGAGATGCCAGAGAAGCCTCAACCGCGACGGGCATTCCAAACTCAGGCGTAGAGAAGATAGCCAATCCTGGCGAATTCCTTGTTCTCACGCCAACAGGACAAATAAAGGTGATTGGGGCGATGGTTGAATTAGACGACGTTGCTCCTCCACCGGCTTTAGAGATTGAGGAAACAGAGCCACCCGCCCTGCCCCCCATTATTCAAGTGGCAGAGGTTGAGAAGTGGCTTGCCGAGAACGAAGAAGCCAAAGAGGTAGTAGGGCGGTGGATATGCGGGAGAAATCCTGCTATCACTAATAACGCAATAGCTACTGCCATTTGGGGAAGCAAGAATAACGCTGATCGCCAAAGGCAGATTGATAGATGGAGATCAGGAAATGACGCTTCCAACGGACAATGATAGAAAACCACTAGGAATAAAAAATTACGGGTCTATCCCGCATCTTCCAAATTCACGCATAGGCCCAGGCGACCATTCATGTTCCGAGGGGCAGGCGAGAATAGCCACACAGAAAACGAGAGACCAGTTCGACCGCGTAATCATTCAGGAAAAGCTGGATGGGTCAAACGTAGGGATAGCGCGAATTGGAGAATCCGTAATTGCTATCACACGAGCAGGGTATCTTGCCCACACTTCCCCATACAAACAGCATCACGTCTTTGGCGAGTGGGTATCGGATAACGCAGAGAGATTCCTTAATGTTTTGGAAGATGGGGAGAGGCTTGTAGGCGAGTGGTTGCTACAAGCACATGGCACGAGATACTATCTCACCCGCGAGCCGTTTGTGGCGTTTGACATCATGCGTGGGGATCGAAGGCTCGTATTCTCCGATTTCCACGACAGAATTGGAATGTCTTTCAATATTCCAGCTTCAGCAATTTATCAAAGTGCTGTATCAATTCATGACGCCGAAATATTCTATGGGCAATATGGCTTTTACGGCGCCGCTGATCCTATCGAGGGATATGTATGGCGGGTGGAAAGAAATGAGGTAGTCGGAAAGGGAAAGCGGGAATGGAGAGTAGATTTCCTGGTGAAGTATGTAAAGCCCGACAAGGTGGACGGCAAATACCTTCCTGAAATAAGCGTTAATCCCCCTGTATACAACTCTTTCGCGGAGTTGGAGAGTTGGAAAGAAAGATTTAAATTGGAGTAAGCACATGAAAACGATTTGGGTAGTAACCAAAGGGCAACATGACGACTACGAGATAAAGGGCATTGCCGGCACAAAAGAGAAAGCTGACATTATTTCTCTCGGCTTTGAGGACAGGAATGATCCGCTCCCAATGGAGATTGACAAATACTACGATAAGTGTCTTGTAATTAAAGAGAGAAATAAACGCCCATTCAAACTATTCTTTTTTGACCATCAAGAGTTTCTAGTGCAAAGACTCGAATGCGATGAAGAATATCCAGACACGGCACAAATAATCTGCTCGGAAGATGACTACAAAGAGGTCATCGTCTGGGCAAAAGCGCGGTTTGAAGCAGGGAAGCTTGCCGATAACCTGCTAAGAATCTGGCGGCACAAAGGGGACGCTGCTTTCGAGAGAAAGATACAGCAATTGGGAATTCCCAAGAAAACTAAGAAGAAGGGTTGAAATACATCCTTCTTTTTTTGTAACCTAAACACACGATGAATAAAACGTCTATTGCTTATTCGGACTACATCGAAGAGCAGAACATGCCAAATGAGCATCTCATCTGCAAGAGAGAAGGGCCAATAATCCCAACAGGGGCCAGAGGCGATGATGGGAAGGCCGTCAGAATTCCCCATTCGGGATTTGTCTATGACAATGTTGAATACACATTGGTTGGGTTTGGCAGGTTAGACAAGCCCATTTATTCCATCCCGTCAGACATTGAAAAAGAAGCACGGAAGATGTTAGGAAATGCGGCGATGTTTCAGTTCACAGCAGATAGAAAGATGAGCCTGTCAACAGCCCTTAAGAAAACTCCGTGGAAGGAAATCAAGGAAGAGATTTCACGCCTGCGCGCGACCGGGAACTATGGACCAGTTCAGGCATTTGATGCCGCGCTGCAACCAGCCGAGGAACAACCAGACGATGACGACTTCGGAGCATACTAATGAGTGATAAGGATGGCGGGAACGTAAGCGTTCTCAACGAGCGCATGATGCTGGGCTGGCACGTGGCGAATCCGGGTCACCAGCACCAATACTCGCTTGACGGAAAATTGGGCGACCAGTTCGCAAAGTCCGCGTGGGCCGCGCTTAGAAAGCTAAACTCGGCGTCCTACACCATTCCTCAAGTTGTTGAGTTGATGAGAAAGAACGGGATGCCGGACACTTCTCCCGACAAATTTCAAGCAGAGATTCTTAGCCCGATTGAGAAGTGGGGAATGCCAGACCCGATAACGACCTACAACCTGCTTAATGAATTGTGGCAGAGACGGGAAGGTGTATCGCTGATTGATCTATACAGAGATCAAATTCTCTCTGGAAAGATTACGCCTCAGCAGGCAGCGGAGAAGATAGCCGTCAGCACCGCGCTCATGTATGCGGAGCAGGCACAAATTACGTCAACGGATACATGGGGTGGTGAGGTCGCACGGCTTCAACATGAGGCAATGGTGAAGATGTCTAACGATGGAAAGTCACCCCGCTTCCCTGCTGACATTGGACTGCTTAGAGATAAATTCAAGCGCGGCATTATCCCCGGCATTACTGCGCTTATGGCTGATACCGGAGCGGGCAAATCCATCTTTCGCCTCATGGTGGAACATGCGTGGGCTAAGGATTGTGGACGCAAGGTCTTATCGGCTATTACAGAAAGCTCCATGACGTTTGAGAGAGCGCGAAGGCTATGCCAACTTCAAAAAAATCTCTCATTTGATGATGTCGTATGGGGAGAGTGGTCACCGGCATACGACAAAATTCTGGCAACACCTTATGAATCGGGTGGGTCCGTCCACTATGTTGAGGCCAACGGAAAGGATTTAGCCTGGCTGATGGCAGTGGCAAACGGGAAAGACATTGTTATAGACCTTGTTCACGACATTCGTTATGACTCATTCAGAATCCCTGGCATTAACGACGTGAAGGCCGAAGAGATGGCCTTATCCGCACTGGAAGGATATTGCACAAAGTGGCAGGCACAAGTGTTCCTCACTGTGCAAACCGATAAAGCCAGTCGTGTTTCATCACGGCAGGGCGATACGGTTCTGAACGCGGCCAACGCAAAGGGGAACAGCGCATACGAAGGAAAGGCTCGCCGGTTCTTGACGATGCAGAACAAATACGCGACCGAGGCCGGAGAAGTGCGGATAGAAGAGGATGACGTTAATTTGCAGTGGAGAGCAGATCAACGGATTCCCATGGGGTATATGACCATCCAGAAAAACCGAGACGGTGGGCTGGGGAGATTCCCATACTACATGGTGCCGGGGATGTTTCTTTTAAGAGGGATCCCCACTCTTCCTACCGGCCAAATAAGCAAGATATACGACCCATATCTTCCAAAAACAAAGAAGCTGTGAGAAAGATTCATTCCCGTTCTTCCAAAAAGTATAAAGAGACAATTAGGTCACAAGCCGGAATTGAGTTAAACCTTCTTGATATTCTTGCGAGGGGGGGATACGTGTTCGCGGGTGACAAGACACTTGCGGAAATTCTTGTATACGATGAAGTTGCCTACGGGATTGTTGTGCGCCTGGGCGCGGCAAAACTCGTAAACAGGCTAATACACTACCATGAGCGACGTAAGGAGGCCGTGCAAAGGGGGATTACCCCTGCCAACGAACTGGCGAAGCTTGCCGGAGATAAAGCCGGACCCAACAACTCATCCCGGAAGAACCCATTACAGATCGCCCTGCCCCTTCCAGCCAATCGGAGGGAAGGATGGTGGCAACTACAACAGGCTCTACATACAGCCTAACGGCCCCAGCGCAAGGATCTGGTGCCAACACTGTGATGCGTTCCAATGGATTGAGGAAGAAGGGGGAACGAATGCGCCAAAAGGACGAAAGGCTAAAGAGCCGCAATTTTTGGGAATTCCCAAAGTTGATTTAGTCATTCAGATGGCCGCAGCGTTAAACGGGCGTCACAAATACTTTACTGGGCGTGGCATCTCGGAAGATGTCATAGATGAGTATTTGCTGGGATGGAACGACAAGCTAAAAAGATATTCCATTCCGAACTTCGTAGACGGGACGCTCTGGGCTATCCAATACAGAGCGTCGGAGAAAGGACAAGAGATGTGGGGGAAATACATCTCAGAAGAGGGTGGAAGAAACAGAAACCTGTTTAACACGCGGATTATTGCCCCTTCCCTGCCCTACATCGTCCTGACAGAATCACCATTGGACTGCCTGGCAATGAAATCTAAGGGATTCCCGTGTATAGCAAAGTTTGACGGGAATCAGGGACGGGGAGCAACGTGGGAAAAAGAATGGTCAAAGCGATTGAAGGGCATTGCGGAAATTATCATCGTTCCGAATAATGATGACGCGGGAGATTTAATCGCAAAATCCCTTATGGAGAATGTGCCAAGAGCGAGAGCCGCGCGGCTTCCAGAGGGCATAAAGGATTTAACCGACCTTATTGTGAAACACGGCGATAACGCGCAGAGAGAAGTCAGAAATGTAATCAGCGCCCCGCCAATACTTCAAGGATAAATAGCATGGCAAATGTGACCAACGCTTATACGATTACCGACAACGATGGAGTTGCGAGAAAGATACCAGGCCATAGCAACAGGATATATCTTGCAAAATGGCCCAACAAGGCAATAGAGGTGCTTGTCTATACCGAACAGCAATCTGGAGAAGACCCGTCAGACCGTATCCATCTATTAATTCATGCCGGACAAGCCCAAAGAGGATGGTTAATGAATGTAGAGGATGCAGTGTCTATCATTGCTGGATTAAGTGCAGCAATAGAACAAGTAATCGTGAGGGACATCCCCGTTAAACCAGTTGAAAATTTCCAAAAAGAGGGCTAACGAAAAATAGTTGTTGGCGGGTGGGTTGAACCAGTAAAAGCAAATAAGTAATGTGAGAGAGCGGCTTGAAAAAGTCGCTCTCTTTTTATTTTTCACTATGGATTTTAGATTTAGCGACTACGCTATGGACATTGGCGGGCCTGGCACAATTGCAAGCCGCCTAAACGCAAACTACAACGCGCTTGACAGCTTGATGCACGACCCATTTGGGATGGGAGCGATGGCTATTTACACCGGGTTCGGGTGTGCCGAGATGCAGAAGGGCATGGACCTCGGAAGAATTGAGCGGCTGCTTGGGCATCCTCTGACAGACAAAGAGATGAAGGCGCTTGAAGCCAACTCACTCAATGCTCACTATACGGATTTAAGAATCGCCAGAGCAATGTGGAGAGCGGTTGGGCATCTTGAACCCATAAAAAAGGGGATGAAGTTTCTTGACCCATCCGCTGGTTCAGGGTTCTTCTTCTCTTCCATGCCGGGATGGATCACAGATCTGACATCAGAGCGGACAGAGATTGACATCGACCCCTTCGCCACGCGAATCCTCAAGGCAATTCACCCAGAAACAAAGGTTCTGGAACTTCCATTTCAGGATGCAAAGATAGAGGACGAATCGCAGGACCTGGTAATTACCAATGTCCCATTTGGGGACTATGGCGTTTACGACCCGACACTGCCCAATTTCGTTACCGCAAGCATTCACAACTACTTTATTTGCAAGTCTCTCAACCTGCTGAGAGATAGGGGCTGGCTGGCAGTCATTACCAGCCGGTTCACGCTTGATTCAAAGGATACGCGGGTAAGAGAGTGGATTGCTGACAGAGCGCGGCTGGCCGCGTGTGTGCGCCTTCCAAACACCACATTTCAGGGAATAGCCGGAACGCAGGTAGTAACCGACATTCTTTTCTTTGAGAAGGTAGACGGCGGGACGATCAACCGCGATTGGGTAGAGACTGAAATTGTCAAGCTGGACGAGAAAGAGGCACGAATCAACCGCCAGTATGTCCAGTTTCCGAAATACATGCTCGGAGAGCCAGTCATAGCCGAGCATGGCATGTATGGGAGAGACCAGTGGACGCTGGAAACAAGGAGCGGAATTGGTGAAATTTCTTATAGTGCATTTGCCAGGCTAACGGAGCAGCTCAAGGCATTCTCATTTGTGGAGGGAAAAGAAAAAGCGCAAGTCGTAAAGCCAAAGGATGTTTGGGATATTCCAGACCCCGATGGCCGCGTAGATGCCCTCAAAAGCATCCACACAGCGTTTAAGAGGCTTCTAGAGGTGTATTCCGAGGGATTAGAGGCCAAAGACAGCCAACACGTCTTAAACACGCTGTATGACGCCTACAGAGGCAAATACGGTCTCATCTCGGATAAGAAAACGGAGAAGATGATGGTTGGGAATCATTATTACTCCAGTTTGAAGGCGTTGGAGGTGGATGGAGAGAAGGCGCCGCTGTTCTTTAAGAACACAATCAACCAGCAAGTGGTCATTCCAGAGAACCCAACGGCAGAGGAAGCACTTGCCATTGCCTTGCAGGAAAGAGGGCGATTGGACATTGCGCGCGTGGCTGACCTTCTGAAGGTGGATTCGGAAGAGGCAATCATTCTCCTGAACGGGAGAATATACAAGACACCAGACGGAAGCTACGAATTAGCCAGCCAATATCTTTCTGGAAACATCAGGAAGAAGATACTGGAAGCGGAGCGAGCCGGATTAACCGATAACGTTAACGCGCTCAAAGCGGTGATGCCGCGCCCACTGGATGCGGATGAGATATTTATCCAGATCGGAGCAGCGTGGATACCGACATCAGTCATCAAGGACTTCCTTGACATGATGGGGCAGGACAGCAGGGGAAATGCACGAGTAGAGTATTCAAGAAAAATAGGGACGTGGAGTCTAGCGCGAAGCTGGACTGCAAACTCCATAGCGGTATCACACACCTGGGGAACGACGTGGATAGACCTTTACGAACTCACGGAAGACCTGCTCAACCAAAAGACGACAATCATCTACGACCGAGTGGACGACAAGAGCGTCGTCAATAAGGAGCGGACCATCGCCGCGCAGATGAAGCAGGAGGAGATACAACGGGAATTCCAGAAATGGGTATGGCGTGACGAAAAAAGAAAGGAGCTGCTATGTCACATCTACAACACGACCATCAACATATGGGCGACCCAGAAGATAGATGCCGGCTTTATCACCCTGCCGGGGATGGCCTCTGAGCTTACTCCAAGAGATTATCAGAAAGATGCCGTAGCCAGAGGGTTCTTTGATAAGAATCTGTTCCTATGGCATCCAGTCGGGTTTGGGAAAACGCTCACCACAATCATGGCCTGCGCCGAGCAGATAAGAGTTGGTATCTCTCGAAAGGTTCTCATCACCTGCCCGATTAACACAATTGGGCAATGGGTGGCGCAAATAAACGATGCCTATCCGGGCATGGAAGTTTTGTGGGGAGAAGCGAACTCGTTTACCCCGGCGAACAGAGCAGAATTTCTGAGCCGGATAGCGACGATGGACAAGGGCTTTATCGTCATTCCTCATTCCAGCTTTAAGCTGATTCCCCTTGACGCTGCCTTTGTAGAGGACATAGTTTCAGGAGAGATTAACGACCTTAGATTTTCTCTGACCGAGAACGGTATTGGCTATGCGATAAAAAAGAGAATACAGAAGATGATCCAGTCGAAAGAGGCAAAGCTAAAGAACATGGCTTTTGTCAAACGCGACGATGGGTCAATCATTGAGTGGGGCCAGCTCGGGGTGGACGCTCTTGTGGTGGATGAGGCGCACGAGTTCAAGAATCTTGAACGGATGAGCCGGATTACCAACGTGGTTGGGTTATCCAACTCCGCAAGTGAAAAGGCTTACGACCTGCTGATGAAAGTGCGGTTCATGCAGGAAAAGGGAAAGAGAATCATCTTCCTGAGCGCAACACCTCTTTGCAACTCCATTGCCGAGTTGTTCACATGGCAGAAGTTTCTCGCCGAGGGCCAGCTTCGCGCCAGCGGGCTTGAGATATTTGATACATGGGTAGGGACGTATGGAAAGAAAGAGAACACCGTAGACATAAAGCCGGATGGCTCTGGTTTCAGAGTTGTCACCAAGTTTACGGGCTTCCACAACCTCCCGGAGTTAACCGCGATGGTTGGTCAATTCTTCCATGTAGTTGGAAAGGACAAAATCACTGAGGGGATACCTACGCTTGTCACCAATGAGCCAATCATGGTAGCTGCAACAGCTACATCATGGTTGAGAGAATTTACACAGGAGTTGGCGGTCAGAGCAGACCTTATCCATCAGGGAAGGCCGCGGGACGATAAGGACAACATGCTGGTCGTGGTTGGGGATGGAAGAAAGGCCGCGCTAGACCCGCGTCTCATTGACCCATTTAACGAACCAGATGCAAGTGGGAAGGCGTCAATGCTTGAGCAAATCGTAGCATTGATATATGAGTCTACTGAGGCAAACAAATCTAGCCAGCTTATCTTTTGTGACCTGGGGACGCCAAAGAACAGAATGGAGGATGAGGAGGAGGGCGAGGAGGAGGTATTCACGGATGTATACAACTCCATCAAGGCAAACTTAATCAGCGCGGGAGTGAAGGAACAGGAGATTGTCTTTGCCCATGAAGCAAAGACGGCCACACAAAAGAAAGTTTTGGTTGACAAGATGAACGCCGGAAAGATACGGGTGTGCATCGCATCAACAAAGAAGATGGGGCTGGGGACAAACGCGCAAGAGCGTCTTGTAGCGATTCACAACCTTGATTGCCCGTGGAGGCCGGACCAGCTTGAGCAAAGAAACGGGAGAGCGGTTAGACCTGGGAACACAAACAAGAATGTATTTATCTTCAACTACGTCACAACAAACTCTCTGGATGGGTTCGTGTGGCAATACATTCTTTCCAAAGCACGGTTCATAGACCAGTTTACAAAGGCTGGGGTAACAGCGCGGTCTGCTGGGGACATCGGGGAGATGGTCGTAACCGCCGAGCAAATGAAAGCCATTGGGAGCGGGAATCCGCTGTTGATGGAGGAAGTGCGGCTGGCAAACGAATTGGCAAAGCTGGAACAAGGCCAGGTTTCCTACGAAAGAGGGATTGCACGGCTGAGAGCCAGCATCCAGACGATACCGGCCAACATCAAGCGGGCAAAAGAGCAGGTAGTCGTTAGTCTCAAGTTTGATGCCTATTGGAACAGCGTAAAGGACGAGCCATTTCAGATGACGCTAAACGGAAGAACGTTTACGGAATATGGGAAGGCCGGTGACTATCTCAATGAAGTTGTCCATTCACATATGCTCGGATGCAGCATGTCGAATAAGACCGAAACCAAAGAGGTAGGCACATACAAGGGATTTGCCATTCTAGTAAAAGGTTTTGCCAGCGCAACAATACCGCCAGAGGTGTATGGGAGCAGGGACGATTATCGCTTCGCCTTTGAAACAGGGAAAACCGGGGTAGCGACGATGAATTCTTTGAGCTATCGCCTCAAATCATTTGGCGCAAATGCCGAAAGAGAAAAAGAGACGATAAGGAAAGAGGAAGCGGAGCTGGCTCTGTGCATGACCGAAGCGGAAAAGCCATGGGAATACGCGGAGAGATATGCGGATGGGAAGCAGAAGCTGGTGGCTATCAGGCTCAACATCGCTAAGTGGGATGACATGACGGACAAAGAGAAAGAAGCAGCTTTGCCCGCCCAGGTGGAAACGCGATCATTCGAGGAAACGCTGGACATCATCAAAGCCCATCTTGATGTCATTCCACCCCCTGTCCCACAACCAAAAGAGAAAGAGGTTGAAGTGAAACAAATTGTCTGGGACGTCCCACTGGTTCAAATGAGCTTGTTCTAGGAAGATTGGGAATTCCCAAAAATATCAGTAAACGAGAGGCCCCTTGCAAAAGGGGTCTTTTGTTTTGTAAAACAAAGAGATGAACAAAACGGACATCAGAGGGAGCTTTATGGCGCTCAGCGCGGTAAACGATGTGCCATATCACCAATTCAGCCGGACAGACGGACGGCCAATGTCTTTGCCCGAAATCGTGGGGATGAAGCTGGGATACGCGTGGGTAGAGCACACAGGAGAAAGGAGCCTGAGAAGAGATGTAAGGCTTGAGTGGCTTTGCGAGATGACAGGCCGCGAGATTCTCACAACCGGCGCGGTCGCGGAAGGAATAACCGCATGGAACACGCTAAACGACTACGAGCTAAAGGCGCTTCTTGTGGTAATCGAAGCATTTCCCAGTGAAGTCATTGGGTGGTTAAAAGAGTTGGAGGAAATGATGAAAACAGCAACCGTTACAGAGGTGACGTTTGTGCAGCCCTACAAGGTGGGAACTATCGTTCCAAAACGGCTGGCCGATGCAATTGAGGATGCACTTAACCCTAAAAAGATTGTGATAACCGAAGGGGAGCTAACCATTCACCTGAAGGTGGATGACGACCTCAAAAAAACACAAAACAGGGTTGAGAAAAAAATCAATGACCTGATGCGGAATGAACTGCGTCTCTCTCGCGGAGTTTTGATAAAGGAGCAACCATGCTTGGAGAAAGAGCCACCCTCGGCCTGAACTTTGGAAAGACTGCTCTCTACACGGCGAGGTTTACCGGGGAAAAGAAGAAGGCATCCAGAGAGCTAAAGGGCATTAAAGACTTCCTGATGGCGGCAGATGTCACGGATGCAAAGACAAATCAAGTCCTCGCCGATCACCTGTGGCTGGCAATCCCCATAAAGAAATCCAGATTGATTGGAAAAGGAGATTTATTTGAGTTTAGGGCAAAGGTCACCATGTATATGAACAAAGAGGAAGGGGGAATAAAGCACGGCCTAAAAGGCTTGCAGGAGATAAAGATAAGGGAGAAATGCGAAACCTCATTAAGTGGCAGCTTATCAATGAACGGGGAAGGCGCTCAGAGCTGAGTGGAGAAAGACTTGACGAGCCTCTCGATGAATCCGTTGAGATGCACGAGGTCTTTGTCAGCCGAGACATGGTAAGAGCATGGCCAGAGGACAGAAAGAAACTTATCTTCCACCACTACAACATGGTCATCCTCAAACAAAGTGAGCACAAGGTAGCCACATCAAAAGGAAACAGGGCAATTTTAGCTAAGAAGCTGATTGCACGATATGGCAAAGCAAGCATTCAGGAATGGCTGGATGGGCTTGGCCTCAAATACAGATTGGAGTTATCACAATGGGATTAACAAGAGAAGACATAGCCGCAAAGTTTAGAGAACCATTTCCTGACGACGAAGTTGAGTTTCGTCCGGGGACAGTAGCAAAAAGCAGAGAGAAGGCACTGGTCTTTGCCTATCCAACCGCGCGCGGAGCGCAGCGTCGCCTTGATGAAACGGTGGGTGTGTTCAACTGGCAAGCCAAAATTGAAAATCCACAAGCGGGGAGTTACCTGGCCGGTCTTGCGGTGCGCGACCCGGAAACAGGGGAATGGGTGTGGAAGTGGAACGGCGCCAGCGCCACGGATATTGAACCCGTCAAGGGTGGAATCAGCGACGCCCTAAAGCGGGTGGCCGCGAATGGCTGGGGCATTGGCGCGTATTTCTACGACCTCCCGGACATCTGGGTGGACGTGATCGCAGAAGATAAGCTTCCAAAAGAGGAGAAATACAGCGGGAAATACATTCGATTTGAGACCGGCAAAGGGCCGGACAAATTCACAGGGTATTTCAGACGCCCAATCCTGCCCGCAAAATTCAGACAGGATAACCAGCCTGAGACGAAGAAATCCGTTGTAGAGGATAAAAAGGAAACTGAACAGCCAGAAACGAAGGAAGAGGGGAAGCAACCAATGAGTCACAACACAGCATACGATTGGAAAGGAACGAAGGTGACGACGGCAGGGGAATTGATAAAGGCTTTGATTATGGATAAGACCGGCAACGCCCAGAACAAAGCCTTGATAGAGAAGGTCAAAGAAATGGGCGGTGCCAAGAAGCCCTTTGCCGAAATTGCACAAACAATAGCCAGCATGGAGTTTGAAGCGGCTAAGAAAAGAACTGGAGCGGTAGAAAGGGAAACGGAGAACCCCTTTTAATAAGAGATCAATCACTATACAAAAGAGAGATAGGCTTTTATCTCTCTTTTGTTAAAATCGATTACATGAGCAAATTTCTTGTTTCTTATAAAGTAGTAGAGAACGGAAGGACGATTCGCCAGGCAGATCGAACAATTACGACGAAGAACGAATTTCCATCAAGCGAGGAGCTTGAGGGTCTTAGGAGAGAGATAAAAGACCTGGAGAGTAAAAAGGCAGAAGTCGTTTTTATTTCAACATCAAAATTGTCGGATAAATAATCAGGAACGTAGCCATAGAACTCTATGCTATGGCGATTTCAACTAAAAATATAAATTGATGGTATCAACGAAGCCGCGATCATAACCTTAAAGTCGTTCATTGTTGCAAAAGAAACCATCTGACGCCACCCGCCTAAATTCTTTCACCCCACAGACCATTACGCAAACAGGGAATCCAGCGCCCATCTTTGAGAACACCAAACCCAATATTCCATTCCGGCATTGTGTTGATGTTCATCTCCTTGTAAGCGACTTTCTCCGACTGGGCGAGACATCCGTTATCAACAACAGTAAATTTATTGTCATCACTCATGCCAACAGCGCAATGATGTTGGTGGTGAGTGATGATATGACACTGATACTTTGCGGCCAGCCTTCTTCCAATCTTCAACTTATCAATTGAGTATTGGTATTGGTGAACAACACGCCACTTTCCCGTTGGCGTATTAACATCCATATAGTTTCTGTCCGTCGTGAATACCCTGTCCTGATGCGCTCCTGGCGTGATTGTCTTAGCCAGAGACGCCATGCTGGACTGCCCATCCAGCTTCCTAAAAAACCTTTCGTCGTGATTCCCCTTCATGTAATACAGGTTATCAAACGTCCCCAGCAGATATTTGAATATCTTTCGGGCCGCTTCTTCCTCTTGGGAATACGAGACCTCAAGCCCGCTGGGTGTCCATGAGGAGAACAAATCCATGTTGAACAAGTCGCCAGCGATGATGACGTTTGGGACTTGATACTTATCACCCATCTCGGCGATCTTCCTGATTAGCCTGTGCTGGGTGGTCACAACATGAATGTCACCGGCAATGACAGCATCGCCCTTAATGGATAGAAGCTGGGGAAGCGCCTTCGCAGGAGATGGGTGGTAGCCAGAGCGAATGTAAGTGCCACGCGCTGCGTCTTTGGTAATTCCCAATGTTTTGCCTATCTCAGAGAATGAAAGGCCAGCGTCATGAAGTGCAACTACTTTCTTTTCTATTTTTATTGAAGCCATATCGATGTTCCCTTGTATCCTAAGAGGAAATCATTGATTGGGATTCTCTTGCTCCCACCATCAACATCAAGAGAGTCATGCACCGTGACAAAATGCTCATCTATCGCCAGAACAAGGATGTAAACATCTTTCTTGCGATGCTGTATAGGCCCCAGGGGTCTAATGGGATAATACTTAACCCACGCAATAAACGGCGGCTCAGGAAAATACTTGATGCCGGAAGCAACGTTTATTCCGTCTTTCCGCAACGCCATCCCCACCAGGTCGGGAGTAGCGTAGTTTTCCAAAGGCGCACTCGATTGAATGCCACGGAATTTAGCAAGAAGGTGAATGGACCAATACCCGCCATCCTTTTCAAATACCCTGTCAAGTTTCTCAAACGGAGGAGAAACCCACGGAATCATGGACGGCGTATATTCCAAGTCGTGTATCTCCGCGCCCGAATTGACATGAACGTAAAACGGAACAAGGACACGATAGAAATCGCCTACATGCTCATCCAAAGTGAATACACTGCCGCGGGGAAGAATGCAGTTGCTTGGGCCATCTTTTACTAACTTCCCACTTGCCCCACCCGGATGCGTTATTTTGATATTACTCAAACCATACCTCTACTGGTCTGTTTAATCCATTTGTAACTGGTGGCTTAACGTAGGAAGAACCATACAGGGCAACAGTAGCATTTGGAATAAAGATGCACATCCCGCCATTCTGTGAGGATGAAGGGCTTGCTTCCAGAGAGCAGCGGGCAGAGGAGGCAAATAAAACAATACCCTCGCCACGCACAACTTGAGTTACACCACCCTTAAGCAAACAGGTGGACATGGCTATTCCCGTGCAAAGCCCGCCGTTTTGTGAGGGAGATGGGATAGCTTCGTATCTGCAATGTGACATAGCTATTCCGATACACACACCATCTCCATACACGATGGGTGCAGAGGTAACAGTTACCGGAACGTTAATGGAGAAGTCGTTTGAAGCATAGGGCGCGGCCATGAGCGGCGTAATGGTGATCGTAGCCGTCCCTGGCCCTACAATGTTTACCGTCGCGTTTGTGCGCGAGAATGAGACCACCGACCCCTGCGGAAGGGTATGCGATGTCAGATTGGGGAAAGAGCCGGAAACTACCGTGCTTGCCCCGCCATTTACCCTAGCCATCACAAATACAGGGTCGGCACAAGGCGGCAATGCCTGAGCTATGTCATCGTCAACAACTGTAATTGTCAGCGCCCCGCCTGCCGTGTATCCGCTTCCCGATGAGATGGTGAACACTAAGGGCGTGTTTGCCCCGTTGTTATTGGGTGGTTTCGTAACAGATAGCAATTGCGGATGCTTACTTCCAGCAGGGAATGTAACCGTCCCCGTTGTCCAGCCCCCAATATCAGCAGAATTGCCCGATGTCAGGTTAACGGTAACGGTCAAACTGGCCGCGGGTGCCGCGCTAATCAAGACAGGGATGAGAAACGGAGAACTACCGCAATTCTCGCGCATGGTAAACGCAGTAACGGGGAATTGAACAGTGATACCAGCCGTGAACTTAAATGAGGCTCGTTCCACCGGATAGGACGGACTGGCAACAATCTGTGTTTTTAGACGAACAATCTGCCCACTTAACGCACTCCACGATGGAGAACCCGTCCACGTTACGGACGCCTCTGTGTTATCTCCCGTAAAAGCATTAGATTGGGAAATCCCAAATCCAGAAATCTCAGTCCCGTTCACATCACACAAGGCAAACTTGATACTACTTGTGCCAGGTGCTTTTGCATTGATAAGCAATCCGTTTACCCCAGCAGGAAGCATAAAGGCTTCGCTCGTGGTCGTAACGTTGCTCATAGACTTCAAGGTAATCAGCCCATGCCGTCGCCCCTTTGCCTTATGGATGTAGTTGTGATAATCGGGCGCGTTGTGGTCATGATCGCCTTCATACCCGGAATACAGAAATATCTCCTCGGTTGTGCCTATTGGTATAGTCAACGGGGTGGAATAGATTAGGGCATCTGCTGACCCTACTGCGCCAGGTGCAATAAAGACCGGCACAAGTGTCGCGTCATTTTGAGGTGTCTTAAACGTCCCTGTCAGTGCTCTGGAATAGGCCACATAGACCTTGTTAAGGGCCGTAGCCTCGTTTAGAAGTGCCGGCTGAAGTAGTTGAACCCCAGCATAGTAAGGAGAATGATAAGAGCCGTAATAACCGCCGTAGGTTGTCTCTCGCAAAATCAGGTCAGAATACTCAGCAGAGATAAGCGGCCCCCACGTCCCTGAATACCACGTCGTCGAAGGAGCTGGCCATGCTTGATAAAGCTGGTTGCGCGGGATGGTGATGCGGCTCAAACACCGATTGCCCTTATACCACCACGAGCGCACATAAGCGATGTAGTTGTCGCTGGCCGCATCATATTCCAGAACGTTCATCGCGTCACAAATGACGGAAAGGGCGGCTACGTTGTGCATCGTCCAGTTGGTCACGCCATCCGCTGAATACCAAATCCGAACATCCGTCCCCGCATTTGTAGAAGGGGCCAGCCCTTTATATCTTCTCGCGGCATTGGTCTCAGCCATGTCCTTAAACACATGCATGGGAGGCGCAAATAGAACGTTGTTGGCGCTTGAGCCAGCACAGATACCGCCGCTAAAGATATTCAAGTCGGGCTTTACAAACGTCACAAAGTCATTGGTCAGAACCAATGTCATCTTGCGCCATCCCATTACGGGGTCGGGCGTTGTGCCGGGGATAAAGTTGCCGCTTGAATCTCGCCAGTCAATTGCGTCTATCGCGCAGTAAATACGATAGCGGTAGGTCGTGCCGCTGTATGTATATGGGTCGTCAAGGACATTGTTCCCAGTGAACCACAGTCTTTCCCATGCCTTATCCCCAGAAACAGCAATCCCCTGTTTAACCGGTGGATTAAGTGTTGGCGTAACACCAGCCACAGGCGCTTCATATCGCCCATCGCTCATATACAGATGCCAGTCTGTGCCAGCGTTAATCATTGTAAGCCACCACAATTACCTTTTGTTCCTGCGCCCCATCGGTTAGGGTCACGGAATATACGCCCGCAACTGGAATATTTGCCACGGACAAAGTGTTTGTTGAGGAAGATTCAACGGTTGCAACCGCTGGATTGGACGAGACAGCGCCGCCCAGTGATTCGTTATTGGACTGAACAAGCGAAAGCAGGTATTTTCCGTATCCAGTTGAGTTGACAATGCTGCTTGGAACAGCAGAAGGCCGCGCTACTTGCTTAAACGAATAAACAATAGTATTGGCTGGGCTGGAATCATTGTCAAACTCAATGTAGAACATCCCCCCGTTGCAGATAAGGCCATCGGAGGCATACGTGAAGCTCTTTCCATCCGCAGAAAGCGTAACAGTTCCGCTATTTGTAACATAGGAAGCAGATCCGTTATCAAACCACACACGCAGTTTTGTAACAACCTTGCTGCCCTGATTGAGAATCCTGACGATTATTGTTGAAGTGACATAGATAGTCGTTGGAGCATCAAGGGTAGTAGCGGTAGAAGGTGTCGCGCCAACTGTCACTTTTGCGGTCGCGCTCACATTCCCACCCGTTCCAGTTGCCGTAAGGGTATATGTTGTGGTGGAAGTTGGAGAAACCACCTTGCTAGTCCCCGTAACAGCCCCTATCCCGTTATCAATGGACAGGCCGGTCGCATTGCTCACTTGCCAGCTAAGAGTAGATGAACTGCCGCTTGTGATTGAGGCAGGAGATGCAACAAAGGAAGTTATCGAGACAGTGGAATCGGGTGGGGGAGGAGTAGCAACGCTTCCTACGTTCCACGGAGTTGAAAGGTTCGCATCATAAATCTTTTGGGAAAGATGCTGAATTGGCCCACGAATATCGGGGTTATTCATTGGGAACAACCCATCGAAATAATCATCGTTCTTCCAGGCATAGAAAGCCGCCCAACCCCACAAATCACCAAGGCTATCTCTTACCGTTTGGAAATAGGTGTCATACATTCCATCGCCATAAGCCGGTAGACCCGCCGCATTCCATTCTGCCTGACAACGATTAAACTTAAACGTCCCGAAATACAACCCTACTCGCTGGTTGTTTGATTCCTTCATCCCGGCATCAGTGAACGCTGTCTTAAGCCGTCCCAGCGCCCAAGTAAGATTCCCCCACCCGTTTATGCAGCCACACGGGTCACATCCGTTCAAATAGCAGTCAATGGCGGCTATATCGGGTTGAACCGTCGTATAGAAACGGGTCATGCCGCTGTTGATGAGAAGGTTTAGAACAAAGGGCAGACCGGGGAATACCTCGTGAAAGGCATCCTTTTGGTCTTTCAGCTTTTCGGGGGAGCAGTATTCAAGGTGGGTTGTGTTGTCCGAGCCGTCCGCATTAAGGATGTTGGGTTCATCCTTCCCAATTGATCCGGCCACGCGCGGCCCGACGTCAGGGTCATTCTTGAAATAGTTGCACTGCTTCTTTATTTCATCGTAAGAAGGTGATCCCTTCATCTTCAAGTAGATAGGCCACTTGTTTGTTTTGGTCAGTTCCCGAACAGTTGAGACCATCCCGCGCACGGGGTCCATGTCGTTGAAGTCAATAAGGATGGCATTCCCACCTGTCCCGGAAAGGGGTGAGCCGGTGGCGTATGACTGTCCGTGAGTATAGATAACGACTGGAAACAAGGGGTTAGTAACACTTGCCATTTCTACGGCTCCTTGTCCACATAAAGAATTGCTTTCGCAAGTGGGGTTGTCATGGAGGGGACGGACCCGGATGGGTATATTGCTACCTCGCCTCGCCCACCGGTCGCGCCTGTTGTGACCGTTCCATTTTGGTTAATGATTGTTCCAGAAGGGGCATTTAGCAGCGCCCATACAACGCCGGGAATAGACGATGCGAAGGTAAACTGATTACCAGCCTTGACAATTGCGGTCGCGGGTGACACAAAAGGCTGAGAGCGAACATTTGCGTTAAACCACGCAACATCATTTTGCAGCAATTGGGAATTCCCAATCCCAATCACGTTATGCCCTGGCGGTTGCCAGGCAAAGAATCCAATCGTGTTCCAGCGATTACTGGTGGCTAGTGCCTTATTCCAAAGGCTCACCCAATCGCCATAAACGGGGGGTGTCCCAGCATCAAAGCCCTGCAACCACAAACACAGAGAGGTCGTGTTTTTATCTGCCAGAGGCGTATACAGCGACGAGAACAAGTCAATATCGCTCTCTGCCGTAGTCTCATCGTATATATCGAGGAACGACTTGCTTTGCCACTGAGCGTAAGCCGAAATGCCCTCAAGGTTCATCCTTCCGAGATAGGAGAGCCGCTTGGAGATGGAATTGGTTATATAAAACTCACGAGTAAACGTTCCAAGCGTTTTTACATTAGGGGCTTTTTTGCCAATGAGCGCCGCAATGCTCAATGATTGAAGGTTAGCAGTAGGCGCATAGTCACCAGCATGAACGATATACTTTATCTGCCCATCTACATCGGGATAAGGCATGATGTAGCGCAATGCCGGCTCATCCTTAATGGACATCAGCCACTTCTCAAACTGATACTGCCAACGTGGATCAGTCCAGTTTTCGCAGGCGGTTCTCACCTCAAATGCCACTCCTATTCCTGTGGCCTGAGCAGCCCTTAGAAATAAAAGGTCATTAGCGATGTCAAATATCTGCCCAGGCGTGAGAACAATGGTGAAGTTCATTCCCGCGGCCTTCTCAAGCAGGTGCCGCGCGCCATACGTCCAGAGAATCGTATCCTTCGCTCTGCCATAGGAATACGCCTGAGCGCCAGTTGCCGAAAGGATGACCGCCCCGCCCCCGCTGGAAGAAACAGGGAGAACGGATTGCCCAAGTCCGCTTGTGGCAATCAGCGTGGAGTCAGTGCCGAACCCAGACCCTATCACGCTAGTCTCTCCCTTCTGGAAGCGCCCTGCCCGCGATATGGCACTTGTGCATCATGATCTTCATACAATAGCCCGGTAAACAAGGGCGTAACGTCATCGTCCTGATAGACGGTGAATTTATGCGTAACCGGGTCGGTAACAACCTTGTTCTTGCCCAGCTTCAAAAGATCCGAAATCTGCCAAAGTAAAGTATCTATGTTTCCGGGAAGGTTATAGGATGCACCATTAAACATCTCAACAAGCCAATCAGCCTGATATGAGGCGTTGCTGGAAAATGCCCGCGCATCAGTCAAATGCGCCATCCCGCCCACATTCCCATCTTGATTGTCGGTGGCTGTTAGCTCAATGAGCATATCCACCGGTGCCATATTCGCCGCACCACTAAGAGAAATCAGGACGTTCTTCGCGCCAGCAGCAATGGCCGTATTTGGAACTCCCAGCTCATACTTATCCGTCATCCCCGCCCCAGAGGTAACAAACCCGCCGCTTGCCCATGTCCCTGCTGTCTTTGTGGCAAGGGTAATTGCGGTTGGCGCGGTATCGGTATCGCGCTTGTAGTAAGCAACAAGACTCGCCGTGTTATAGACAAGACCAGACAGTCCTGCCCCGGTTGTGGACGATGAATCTTTTATCGGAAACTGAATTGTGTATCCAGTCGTTCCGGCTTTTATTGACGTGTAAGCCATTAAACTAAAAACCCCCTCTGTCCCATTCCATCGAGATTGACGTATGTAAATTTGATTTTTCTATCCATAGGCAAGAAATACCGCTTGGTCTGTATCGGTTCATATAGATCCCAGCGCGTTTCTGGCGCGTATATATTCCTGATTTCAGATTGGCTCAATGCTCGTCGATAAATTCGACAATCGCCAATTAGCCCGTTCCACCATTCGCTATTTCCCCCGTTCGAGCTAATAAAAAGGTGGTTCGTGCTTGCATCTATCCCACCCGTATATGCAGAGCTGGCTTCTAGTTTGCCGTCCACGTAGATGCTGTTTGTTAAACCATCTATTACGGCACAAACGAGGTGGACATTTTTGTCATCAATTCTGCTTGTGCTATCTGGTCCAGCAACAAGCGCCCCTGACGTATCCCACGTCCACAATCTTACTTTCCCACTTGTCCAACCACCGCCAAACGCGAACGCCCCATCCAGCCTAATGATGTCGCGGGCAGAGCCGGTCATTCCGTTAACCGCCCCACCCCACCGCACCCATGCTACAAATGTAGCGGCTGATAGGTTTCTAAACGGCTCCGATGCTCCGCAATCGAATCTTGAGCTTGTTCCATCGTAGACCGGGCTAAAAACAAGTTCCTGGTCTGGTTGCCACGATGAAATGCCTGTTCCGACACCGCCATTAATTCCTGCATAATCCCGGAGATGTAATGCCCCAAGCGATCCGAGCGTAGGCCACCACGAGACAAGCCCAACTGCCTGCTCGCTGGCACAATTCATTACAAATGGTTCACCGGGAAGATAAGGAATGCGCATCATTGCATCGTTATGCTTATCGGGGTAATAGTCAAAACATGGTGTGATGCCGATGAGCTGAGTGACTGCCCGACGGCGTTGTTCATTACTATTGGGAAGCCATACCGCGCAGGAACACGAAATTCCCATGTCTTGCGCTGACCAGCTGTGTTAGCCAACACGGGCAATGAGCCGATAAAACGGGTCTGATATACAATGTTAAAGTCGTTCTGCGCTGCATCTCCTGCCGATAACGCGCTGTCAAAGTTCATGTTATCTACACTGGATGCCCACCACACATCAACTGTTTTTCCAGCCGTCGGCGCAGTGCCAAATCGTGTAAGCAAATCAACTCGCACAATATGCGGGAAATTAACACCAAAGTCATGCGCCGCTCCCTTTCTCCCCGTGTTCGTAGCCAAAGAGGTAAGCGTAAGCAGATATGTTCCACCACTAGCCGCCCATGTTACGGATGAGCCTTGATTTTGATAACTCGTGGTAGCCATTTATTCACTCTCCATTGCCAGCATCACTTCCACGTCCGTAACGCTCTGCCCAACCACTTTCTGCGCGTCACTAATCAGGGTCATGGAAGAACTGACCAACGCCTCAAATGCGTTCTGAGGAACTATACCGGCCTGCACAAGCCCCTGAAACATGGCATTGAGGCCTACATCGCTCATATCAAGAGAATTAACATGCGGGGAAAGAATAAGATCAAGCGCGGAATCGGCAAGAACCCCTACCACTTTCTCTTCCTGCGTGGACGAGGGCGAGGTTACTAGGGTAGCGGCGGCCTGCAAACGCGGCTTTATTCCAAATTGTGCAATCCAAAACAGAACATCACTCATTTTGATAGAGCCAGGCGCGGGATTGACAGGCATAATGAGAAGTTGTTGAACAGCGCGATACGCCTTCTGTTCAACAAGAGAGGCAAATCCTCTTCCATCTGGATCAAGAGAGATATAGCTTTTTAGGGCTTGTATTTGTTCTGGTGTCATTTTATTTGCATGGTTAGGCTGCCGATGGCAAGGGTCAGCGTTGAGTTGTTGATAAGGGTAAATCCACTGCTTGCGGTTTCAGAAGCAATCCAGCACAGGTTTCCATTCGTAGCCGCGTCATAAATGCCTATAGCGGCCAGAGGCAAGTCTGATGTGGTAACCGCGGTGCTTCCCGTGCTAAACCAGCTATTATCCGAACCACCGGCCCCTGTTCCAAGTGTGACACCGTTGGTGATTGCATTTGTGCTGGTAGTAGGGAAGGTAGTAACATCTCGCGTAACCTTGAGCCGTTTGTAATTTGTCCACACGCTCGAAGAAACCTCTGTGCCGGTAGTGCTGGTGAGCGCACCGAGCCAGTATGCCGAGCGCGAGAATCCCATCCCATTTAGGAGGACATTTAGGTAGTTGCGGGCTTCAAAGTCTGGAAGACCTTCCGCACTAAACGTGAATTGCTGCTTCCCCGCGTCAATCGCAAATACGCCGCCATTTGAAAGTGCGCGAGATGAAGAGCCGTTTAGAGTGCTAAAGTTGGTGTAGCACAGCAAATTCCCGCCAGTCGCGGCATCCCATAAACTCCATCCCGTCAACTGGATAGTTGATATGCCGCTCAAGACACATCCAGATCCCGAAGCAAGAAAGCTGTTTACAGTGCCAGAAGTCCCATTTCCAATAGCGGTTGCATTGCTTCCAACTCTTCCTGTGGTAATTAGAGGGTAGCCAGTTGTTGATCTTGGGGTGCCAGCTCGCTTGTAGTTTGTCCATGCGCTCAGAGACACCTCTGGGACTATTCCAGTATCAGAGGCAGGAATACCAGAGTGCAATCCCGTATACAGCGTTGGAATTGATGGCATGGCATTCCCATTGTTGAAATGGTTGAGCAGAGCAGCAGATGCATAAACACTAATCATTCTTTTTCTCCTGAAGCTTCGTTGTCAAGCCACCGATATGTTGGTGAACCTTCCGCAATGTGCCTTGAAGCAGGACGGCTACTCTCTCAGCCTGCGCCAACTCATCGGCTTCAATGCCTGAATACTGAAAGCTGATACCTCGCGCGGCCTGCCCGACGATCAAGAGCGTCTCAATAGGCGCAGAGAGACTTTGAATTGCCTTATCTACGTCTGTTCCTTTGGGAAATCCCAATTTCACGGCAATATCTGGGGTCGTGTCATCATTTATCTGGCTCATATTTATGATTGGGTAACGGCTCCAATTGCTTGAAGCGCGGCTATTACGTCATCCACTGTCTTACCTGCTCCCGTGGGAAGAACAGGGATGGATGTCGGTGCTAAAACTTTTCTTACAGCGCCGCCCAAATAAAACTTGAGCGTATCTGTAAGCCACAAATCGCCTTCTGCAAGCAAGGCTGAAGTAGGCTCTTTGGTAGATGTGACCATGCGGGTATGAGCACGCCACGGGCCAAAAAACATACTTCCACCCGGCTCAACGCGCGAACCGGGCAATATCACATCGCACAAAAAGGTGAGTGGCCCGCCGTCTATATCTCCCTCATCAAAAATATAGTGGCCTGCGCGAAAGTCGATGAAGCGGGAATCAATAGTGCGTCTGGCCGTTATACCGGCGTAAGTTCCTGTCCGCGTTGCTCCCCACGCCCGCATGAAGGCCATCGAGCCATTCAAACCGCCAGGGTCAGTAGCGTCTATCCCTGTGGCAATGGCAGGCTGGCTAAAGTGGTAGTCCAACTCAGAACCGAAATACAGCCGCGCCCCAAACCCCGTATCAATCCCGTTCCCGGTAAAGGTCAGGTCAGAAACCACAACCTTGTTGGAACTTGTTTCAAGCTGTCTCTTGAGCTTTGACGGGTCTTCCGGGTGTCCCTCCCATGAATAAATGACAACACTTGGCGTAGACGTCCCGCCAGTGCTTGTAATCATGTAGAGACCGCTATCCTTCCCGAATTGGATGGCAACGTTGCTGGCCCCGTCATGGGCAACAATCTCACCCGCCGCAAGGTCACCGGGGATACCTGTATCCCGAACAAACCAATACTCCTGCATCGGCGGTGAACCACCGGGCAGGCGCCTTCTAAACGTTACCTTCCCCCAGCATTTCTTTCTCACGTAAGCCGTGCTATCTGTCCAAAAAATCTTGGAGATAAGCACATACGCTCCGTCACGAAATACATTTGTTGTTGAATCGGCTGGCTCTTCAATAATCAGAGACACCGACCCCCCGGCAACTGGAACGGTAAAGTCAAAGGCTATGAATGCCCCGCGCTCGGCGGCGATGGTTTCCCCACACAAAACACTCTGCCGATCAACCAGCAGACTTCCCGCGCGCAGACGGGAGATAGAAGCTGTATCAGCTATCAAGTGCTGGGTTTTTGTCTGTCCCGTGAGTAGGATTCTGCCGTTCTGGGCTGTAATAGAGAGATTTCCCGTCTCATCCACTGAGAAGCCAGCAAACCGTTGGCCGCTGGTGTTGATAAGACGAAGCTGCTCCATTTCACCAGCGCCGGTAAGAGGAGCAGAGGGATATTGATTAACGCCCAGCCCGCCATAGGGAGAGACCAGCGCAACACCAGAAAGGTCAGTAAACCCACGCCCAAATCCAAAATCGGCGGCTATACTCACGCGCTCAAACGTCCCAGTTATACCAGTCGCGCCTTCAGATGTTGAGAAAGCAAGCGAGGATTGCAACGAGGAAACAAGAGAGAGGTTTGAACCCTCGCGCCAGCCGTGCGATGGGTCATAGGTCAAGCCCGACTTCCCAACTGCCGCAGACCCAAGAGCAAGGAAGCCCACAGCGCTTGACTTCAGTAACGTCTCATCAGCTACCTTGTCAGCTCGATATGTAGCGGCAGCAAGAATATCATCAGGCGATGCCCCTTGAATGTTTGTGCTGGTCGTAGTGTAAACGTTGAGAGAACCACCTGAAGAACCAGACACATCTGTCTCTGATGGTGAGGAAAGAGCGACCCTTCTTCCTGATATTGTCTGGTAAAAGACGGTCTGCCCTACTTTGGCGTTCCCGCCCGAAAACGGGATATTCCGCAATGTTGCGTTCCCGCCCTTTGGACGAATATCAACCGTCTTGCCGTTCGTGGAAATTACTATTGCTTCTCTTGTGTCAGACATAACTCTTTCTCAAAGAGTATAGGGCTGAAAGAGAGATCGGAGAGCCAACGATCCTAATGGAATCCACTACTGTATTGATGATGGACTGCCGACCAGTTACGTCGCCAGGGTTGGAATAGTAAACCGGGATACCATCTTCTACTTCCAAATCGGCAAAGAAATGGGTAGAAATTGGGTTGCCGTAACTGTATTCAATTCCACGATTAAGGAGCGTTCTGGCAATAGCAACACTCTCGCTTACTGTGTTTGCCAGTCTGTTCTGGCCCATGTCAAACTGATAGCCGTTCTCGCGCAACTGAGAGGAATCAAGCGCCTCGCCTATCTCAGCGCCGGAAACACGTGTATGGCCAGACACCTCTATCCCGCCAAATTCCTGCGGGTCATCAACGATCAATTCACCAAGCGTGTAGGGGACTGTCTGTCTGGTCTGAAAGCGGGAAACGAACATCCCGCCATCAGGGGTTATTCGGGTCTTTAGATAACGCTCGGAGAATATGTATCCCAATGCCTCGCGCCCGCCCTGCCCCATGTCAATGATGTGGCTCTCCATCTCATCCCCCAGCTCAGGGATGTAAATAAAGATGTTGGAAATTCCCAATGAAGCAGAGACATAGACGTTTCCAGCCAAGTAAGACTGCCCGGCATGTTCTTTGATTTTGAAACGCCAAATGAGCTGTCCCTGAAACTCAATCTGTATGAAATCACCCTTTACAATTACTCTTAGTTCATGGGCAAAGGATGAATCAGAGAATGTATCAATATCGGACACATCTACTGAAACGCACTCAAGGTAGCGATATGGCGATGGGTTAATGATAGATGGGTCATTTGGGGCATGAAGCTCAAGAACAAGCTGGCTCCGACTATTCGTATAGCTCCCGAACACATCAAGCTGGTAGTAGTCTCTGAAATTAAACTTTATCTTTCGGTCAGAAAAGACATGTCCCTTGTAAACACACTCAAAATCAGCAACATCGGATGCCAATTTAGATTGAACAGTGCCAAGTGAGGATAGGCTGCCAAGATACGCTATTTGTGCGTTGAACACACCATAGCAGGCTAATGTTCCAATCAGGTCGGTGGCAGTTGAGTTATAAAGTCCGCGCGCGGTTGAGAAGTGCTTTAGTTGGATAAAGCTATCCAGCTTGACGCTGGAGGGATAGTATTTGACCACTGCATCGTAGGGGTGCAACGCCTTTCTTGTTCCTGCCCATCCCCGTCCAGACAGCACAAGAATATCCCCCTTACCCGGCTCCGCGCCTATAACAGAGTTGGGATAGGGTATATCCAGTGTTACTGAATGGGCCGTTGCGCTCTGAACATGATACTGTGCTGTTTCCTCAAAAATTGAAGAGATGCCACTGGAATCTTTACTTATTATTTCCGCGAGGTATCCAGTAGAGCCGGAAAGGTCATCGCCCACATATGTTCCATCACCGTTGGTCCATGTGGTTAGTGTTTGAACATTGGCCGCGCCAGTATTAAGTGACGAATATAGGGTTGGGATAACACACCAGGTTATTGGTGTATCTGTATCTCCAAGACTGGGATATACACCGGCCTTGTTAAACGAAATTTCCTTGTATTTGATTAACTCATCCTCTACTTCAAATACGCCGTCAGCAGGCAAACCCTGATCTGCGACGGCGCCCTTAAAGAATCTCCCATGCTGCATGAGCATTCTCCACGAGCGGACATCCCAGAAGTTTGTAGTCTCTGATTCCGCATCATAGGTTGTATGTATGGGCGTAGTTTGCTCAAATCCAATAAACGAGGTAGGGCTTCCACTTCGCATATAGGTTGTGATGCCATCCGTGTCAACATACCGTGGAGCGAACACAGTCGCATCAGTGGTAAGCAATGCCCGCCCACCTACGCTATCGGGAAATTTTGCTACGGAGTTGTTCGTCGTTACTGGAACACCAAAGACAGTATCAGTCTTATATCCGCTATAAATCGTGGCGAATATATCTTGTTTCGTTGCAGGAACGTATAGAGTTGCATGTGCTGGTGAGTAAGGGGCAGTAAAGACTTTCTTCCCATCGTTTGTGAGCGTAATGGTGTTATTTGATGTATTTACGCTATATACCCAGCCCCAATACTGGTGATTGGCGCTCTTGGAATCTTCAAAGCATACGATCCTGACGGCCATTCCATCCAGTAGCTTCCCACCGGGGCCAATAAACTTTGATATGTCAGCCCCAACACTTACATTATTCCCGCTCCAGTTATAGCCATCCCAGCCCTCTCCAGCGGTGTTAATCCTTCGGGTGAAATCGCCCTGCGTCCAGTTCTTGCCGTCAAAGTCTGTCTTTTCGTATGCCTCTGTAAGCTGAACGGCAAGGTCACCATAAGCCGATTGTGCAAACCACTCCTTGTTACTTGTTACATCAGTGGAAAGGGCAATTCCGCAATACGTAGCGTCATCCCAGAGTTTCCGTTGTCTTGAGGATATTCTGTATTCGGCTAGATAGGTCCAATACGCATATTGAACAGACTCGCTGGCAGTTGTGGCGTGGCGTTTTATAAATAGTTGAATCCTGTCCCCGTTCAGCCTGACTGCGAAGTCATACCATGCGTCCGAAACTGGAGCAATCGCGGTATTGGAGAATTTTGTCAGGGAGCCAGGGGATGCCCAATCTGCCTTTGTAGCATCGGTTATTGGAAGCATTCCAGATTCTTGATCCCACGTCGTAAGAACGCTGCGCCGCATTCCCACATCGGCCAGTGCCTTGCTCCATGTTGATGTTCGCGGGAAGATGATCGTGTTGAAACTTAAATCACTCATCCCAAAAACAAGACTGATGGACTGCTGGCAATACGCTGTCACTGCCGAGAATTTGGCAGTAGCGTAGATGATTCCATCCTGCCCGCTTCTTACCCCGTCATACATGATGGTAGGGGCATTTAGCCCTGTATGAAGCAATGGGGAAGCCGTAGCAACCGCTTTGTCTGGAAACAGGACTGCAATAAGGTTATTGAAGTTGACAATCTGCGAGTAGGCCGAGACGGTGCTGTCTCTCTGAATATCCAACGGGATTTTGTTGAACAACTTTCCAGTCGCAAAGTCAACACCATTGACCGAGTAAAGAGACTTCCCGCCACCGCCCATTGAGTAAGAGGATGAGACCACAGCAAACTTCCCAATCTGAACCAGTTGGGAATTCCCAATATCATCCAAATATCCAGCCTTGAACGTCAAAATTGTCCCGCTGGGGACTTCTGTATCAAATTGAGCGGTAAAGGTATCGCCTTCGCTTGATTTTTGAGAAATATCAAATTCCACGAGATTGGCGGTAATGTCAACGTTATTGGCCAGAGGGTTTGTGTAATACACTTTCCCATACCCCATCCATTTGCTTGTGGTATCCGAATCAAAAGAGCCAGGGTAAGGTTCGGCATTAACAAAGTGCGCTCTCTCGCCAACACTCCAATTTTTACCGTCTGCGCTTCTAAAATAGCAGTTGTAATACAGCTTCGTCCCATCTGACATGTTGCGCGAGAACATCCCGGTCAGGTAATACAAATCCCCTATCTTCTTCAAACCAGATAGGGTAAATGTAATGTCAGCCAGGTCGGGGTCAATTGGAACAATCGTATAGGGCTGGCTCTCAACGCCGTGATTCATCGTCCAGCCAATCACCCGCCCGCTTTCTGTGTCCTGAGCAACGAGCAGGTATTCATCTGTCCCGGTGGCAATGGCGTGAAAGTTTGACGCCTTCTTTGCGAACCCATACCACTGCGAATACGGGGTGTTCAAAGGAAACTGAACTATGTTCCTAAGTCTGGTAATGGCGCCGTTTTTAGAGATGAAATAGGCAACCGTTCCAAGTTTTTCCGTGAAGTCATATACGCCAATCGCAAAGAACAGCGTTGATGATGTAACCTCTGCCCCAGATACAACGGGGCATACCGCCTCACATCTTCTAACAAGCGTAGACGTGTTTGAAAAAGAGATGCCCGTGCTCACGCTGGCCGCGCTTCCAATCCGCTTAAGCGTTATCGTGTTTCCGTCTGCATAATACAAACCACCGTTTAGGTAGTTAGCACGGATACAGGCATTTGCAGCATAGACAGCGCTTGACGTGATATTGCCATTGAAGTCAGCCCAATAGTGCGTTGAGTAGCCGGTGTTTGAATCATGTCCCCAAAAGCTGAAAGTATTTGACCCAACCGAAGCCCACGACTGAGGAATTTCAGAGTCCACTAGCCCAAGCAGATTCTGAGGGATGGACGTTGTTGGATAGAATTTATTGAACCAATCCTCTTTAAGAACCTGATACGCCAGAGAGCGGCCAGTTTCCTGCTGAAGTGAGGCAAGGGACGAGCTAATACTTCTCATATCTGTTCAATGACAAGAGGGACAGTAAAGTAAGAATCCGAGTTATTGATGATCGGCGTAAGGTATTGCCGTCTAAATGGCTCCACAGCTCTTACGACGTAGAGGATGTTATCGTCAAAGTGCTTGAAATCCAGCGTTCTGTTTGATGCGATGTTGCTGCCCATCCACGTCACAAGGTCGGCAATGGACATGGAAGAAAGTCCATTCTCTGTTTCGGTCTGAAACGGAATGCGAAGAACCATTTCGCCGCGCCAAAAGGTATTACCGAAGTCGCTGGATAAAGCGCCGGTCACTGTCCTTCGATGGGTAGAGGAGTTGAGTATCAATTCCTCAAACTGCCCAAATGGGATTTTGGCGTATTTATATGCCCCTACTCCATGCTTGCGAAGCTGGATATAACCGTTAACGCTCATACTTGTATTTCCCTCCCTGCTCAACTCTTACAACGGGGGGCATATTCCTTACAGTAGTCTCGGCCAGCACCTTCCCATCGAGATAGATTTTTATACTTTGCTGCTTTGGGGTGCCTGACGCCTGCGGAGTAATCGTGTCTTTCCCGTATTGATTCCACGGGCTATGACTGGGCAATTTTGGAAGAGGCATCGCCTTTACGCCCATTGGGGTAAATGAGCTATTTGCAAACTCAACAAAACTCTTGATAAACCCATACGCGACGTCATCCATCATTTGCGGAACAAGCTTTTGCGCCTTTTCCGCGGATACAGTCATTTCGTCAATGGCCTTTTGGATTTGGCTAACCTGCACAAATTCATCTTTTGCAAGTTTCATCTTCGCCATTTGAATGCCATAGAGTTGGTCTTCCAACTTAAACTGAGCGTCCATACGCTCGGCCTGCATAGCAGATTGCACTTTTGCCTGCGATTCCTCCGCTGTAAGCTGCTCCATGCGGATGGCAAAACTAGCCAGTTGCCGATCGTGGTTCTCGCCAATCCAGCGAGCCTGTTCCCCAAGCCTGCCCTTCTCTATCTCATAGCCTTCATTTTTCCACTTTTGTTCTTCCTCAAACCTTTCTTTGGAATCCTTGTAGTTTTTATCTTCAAGTTTCTGCATCTCAAGCACATGCTGACGCTGAACCTTCATGTGCTGCTCTTCCAGCTTAAACTGTTCTTCCTGCCGGTTTCTTTGCTTGGTAATCTGCCCACCCTCAAGGCTGTATGTCTGTTCCTCGCGCTCCTTGCGCTTAATAAGCTGTTTTCTCTCAAAACCAGTAGACCGGCGTATGGCCGTGTCCATGTCCTCCATATTCCAGCCAAACTGCATCCCCCTCATTTGCTGGTTGTAGGCAAAATCCTCTGCGGCATATTGGCGCTGTCGTCCAAGCTGGCCTACTGAGAAACTAAAGTCATAGGTCTGCATTTGGCGATTCAGTGACATTTGCGTTCCCTGTTTCGCAAAGTCCTGACGCTGCCATGAGGCTTGAATGTTGGATTGATATTGCTGGCGCGTAATATCTTGGTAGCTCCATCCCAAGCGCGTCATTTGTTGCTGATAGCCGGAATTTATCTCGGCTAGATTTATGGCCGCAGACTGCCGTTCCCACGCGAATTTGCCAGCCCCAGCATCATAAGTCCCCCATTTGGTGCTTACGCTGCCACCCCAAAGAGAAGCTTGCTGCATTTGGAAGTCCGCGCGGGCCATTGGGCGCTCGGTATTGATAGAGAAGGAATGCCTGGCTGATGCTTCCCCAGCCTGAAGATCAAATTGTTGCATTTGATTGTCATACCGAAGGTCACGCATATACCACTGCAAGCCAGTAATACCGCCTACCGAATACTTGCCGCCGCCCATAAACGCCTGCGATTGTGCGCCGCTAAGCCCCCAAGTCTTTTGGATAGCCAGTGTGTTCTGCCATCCAGCAGAGGGATTGACGAATGGGACGCCTCTTGCATCGCGGCTGGTGGAAGGTTGAGACATATCCAGCCCCGGCGTTCCCCACGCGGACATCTGGAAGAGGGGCGCGTTGTTGAACGTATCGGTTGTATATGTTCCGGCGAAACCCTGCCCCGGCACTGTCCAGCCTGTTTGGGCGTAGGTTCGGCCAAGCATTTGAGGATTAGCCTGCTGGAAAAGTTGCATCCCCATTTGCTGCTGGGGTGACATGCCGGCAATCATCTTCCCGTAATCCTGAATGCCCATGTTCTTTGACAGCAAGGAATTTAACTGAGCCAATCCCTGCCGTCCCCCCGCGCTTTGCCATGATGCGATTTCCTGCGTCGTGTCCGCGATAGAAAGAGGCTCTACGCCCTGAGAGAGCAACAATGCCCCTGCGTTAAAGCGCATATCCCCGCGGCTTATGGCGAGTTTGGAAGCTAATTCGCGTTGCGTATCGGCGCCACCCGCCAGAACGTTAGCCTCTGCCTTTCCAAGAGATATTTGTAGTCTGGTCTTTTCCTCTTCCGAAAGCCCCTGTCCCATTATCTGCGTCATGGTCGCCACGGACATGCGCTTTGACTTATCCGTAAGGCCAGAGGCGTCCATCCACTTAGACAGTGGTGAGCCAGGGATGTTTACCGATTCCATCATCCCAAGCGTCTCGGTTGAGTTCATCCCCGACCAGTCAAATGGGGATGTCCCAAGACGATCAACTACATTCTTTCCCTCTGGAGAAAAGTCGCTTCTAGTCCCCTCAAATTTTCCAAAAGTTGAGTTGTAAAACGAATCCAGCGCTCCATTAATTGCATCGCCAAGCGGAGAATTCCAGTTCTTGTAAACATCTTTCAGTGTCCTATTGGCAGCATACGGAATTGCTATCGCCGGGTTCACCCTTTTCAGTCCATTCCAGAGTGAACCAATAATCGGGTTTAGACCGCCGCCCTCAGTAGACACATAGGCCGCTGTATCCTCAGAAGCGATAGCCCACTTTTCCATCCCAAGACTGCTCATCACATCAGAGCGTATGCGGGCGTTTTTGTCATTCATTGCGCCCTGCTGATAGGCAATCGCTCCACCAACCGCTGCAAGCCCGGATGCGCCCGCGCCAAGCACAAGACCCGCTACCGGGTTTTGTGTGGCGCTTGTAACTGCTAGTGTCGTGGCCGCGCCTACGCCGAATGCAGGGCTGAGGATAGAGGCCGCATAGCCAAATGCCCCGCCTCCATGAATGCCAAGACCCTGTATCATTTGGCCTGCGCCACTGACTATCTCGTTGGCGTTTTGCCCAATCCCGTATTGGACGTTTGAGAACATTTGATTAGTTCTCATCACGCCAAACTGATTGTTTAGGTTAGAAGAAAGACCAGTTGCCTGAGAATATTGCCCAAGAAGGTTAGCCTCGTTCGCAACATAGCTATTGGCGTTGTCAATGATGGGATTGAACGTGTATCGCAGGGAGCGCATGGTCTGCATAGCAAACATAGCCGCGATAAATCTCTCTCCCGTCTTTGCCGTTCCCCCGTTATCCAGCATTTGCCCGCCACGTATTGAGCCGCTAAACATCTTCCTCTGGTCGTTTTCGCTTAGCTTCTCAAATGTGCTGTCTGGTGTCCCGCCTCCCAGAGATTCAGGAAGGTATGCGCCTCTCAGGTCGTGCGCCATCTTACGCATTTCTCTCACGGATTCAGGCAGTTCTTTCCGCGCGCCAGGGATTCGGACGCTCTCCTCCATCCGCATCGCCATCTTTTGAAGGTCAGGGGCCATCTTCTTAATTGCCTCTGCCTGTTCCTTCGTCCCCGAAGTCGTGTTCTTTACCGCGTCGTTAAACTGCTTCAGCAGGTCTTTTGATGCCTTTAGCTCTTTCTGGAAGTCTCCAAACAACGGGCTATTGGGATTATCATGGGTAATCCCCTTCGCAAGTTCCTCAATGCCAGGCATGTTTTTTTGCAGATACTTCTGCATCAATCCCTGTGCCGGAAGAGCCTCCGGCTCCATAGACCCCGCGGCAGGCGTTCCAAATTGAACCCAGGCATTTTTCATGGCCTGCTGGTTAAAGTTGCGTGCAAAACGCGCGGCCTCCGCTTTGGGCAGCATCCCTCGCGCATATAGACCAGCGTTTTTGAACACGCTCTTTGTGTCAAAGTGGAGAGATGAAAACTCGTTCGGGAATTTTTGCTCCAACTCTTCCAGAGACATTTTCAGAGACCCATCATCCGCTATGAAGTTCTCCCAAAGCTTATTCTCGTTTTGAATTGCGCCCTCGTTATACCTCGCCCCTATGCCCGTTCCGTGATGTTTCTGCCCCAAAACCTTGCCCAGCAGCAGCGTATTCTGCTTCGCATACTCGGCAATGGTGTTCATGGCCGTTGATTTCAACCCATATTTGTCAGTCCCGTAATTGGGGAGATAGTCTTGCTCGTCACTAGCGTTTTGGGAATTCCCAACTCTGTTTGGTGGCGTAAGAGTAGGTCTGGCCTGACTACTGGATTGCCCAACTCTCTTGGTAGGCTTCACTGCCCCAACCCGTGTATTTAGCCGGATTGAAGGGGAGGCTGTTCTGGGGGCTGTATTCGTCTGTGGTTGCGGAATGTCCTGCGCCTGCGGTATCTCTTGCGTAGGCTCTTCTGCGTCAACTATGGGGGCAACGGGCGGCTGTCCGGCTCTTTGTCTGACTGAGTTGGGGCCTTGCAGCGACCGCTGAAGGGCTGGGATATCCGCATAAGATGGCGTCCCTGTTCTTGTCGTCCCTGCCTGCGCCGCGGCTTCATCCAGAACCATGCTCCCAGTGTCCGAAAGCGCATTAGCCTCAAGTGCAGACATTGCGCTTCCACGCTTCGTAGTGCTGCGTCTGGTCTCAACCCCAAGCGGTTCGTTAGAGATGTTGACGGCCTCGTCAATCATTTGCTGAGAGATGGAGCTGTTGCTATTGGGAAGCAAAAACCGGCCATTTTGGGCAGGAGTAAGTTTTCCTTCCTCTGACGTCGCCCGCAACTGGGTGGCAACACGACTTCTAACCAAATCGTGATATGGGCTTCCCCCCCCCGTCAGAATGTCGTTTATTACGCCGTCGCGCTTTGGCCCCTTCCCTGCTCTCGCGTCTCTTACAAATTGAGCGAGAGCTTTTTGCTTCATCTCATCGGGAGGAGCGAACAGGGTTGCAATAGTTTCGGGATCGTAGCTCTTAACGCCAAGAAATTTGGTGAAGTCCTGAGATACAACGTTTCCATACCTGAAACTTGCTCCGTCGCGTCCTGTATTTGCCCACCGGCTCAGCCATTCAAAGTTAAAGCCCTTAATCGCAAATGGAAGCTCAGAGGATTCCATGTCCAGCACTTTGAGATGCGCGTTTGCAATTTGCTGGTGGATCAAGGCCGCTGGTGATGTCTTTGACGCAGGAAGAGATGCCGCGTCTGCCATAGAGCGAAACCCGCTTTGATAATTCGGGAATGATTGATTCGCCGTCTCAAGCGCCTTGCCACCTACCGCCTTTTGCAGGCCGCGCAAAAGCAGGAATCCTGACATCTCGCTCTTTGATTCAATTCCCACCTGGGCAGTATCAATCATGTCCTTATTTGATACAACGTGTGTAGCGCGAGACGGGTTTGTCAGGGCGGTGAGGGCTGTCTTTCCAGCGGGAAGGATGCTATCTTCAATCGCGCCGCCCACTACGTTCTGCTTGCCGGCTTTCAAGCTGTCTATTCTTCCGTTTGGCCCCTCGTAGCCCTGAATCATCTCGTCAGGCGTAGGCGCGGCGCCCTTTGCTGCTTGAATCTCTGCAAGTTTCTTGTTGAAGTTGTCCTCTCCTCCAATCGTGGCTAGAACCTGAAGAGCGGCAATGTTATTTTGCCCCTGTGAGTTGACGGCCTCATCTGCGCCAGCCATTCTGACAAGATTTCCGTTCTCGTCTTTCTTTATCAATGGCATGGCTTCAACGGAATCACTATCCCAGTCGCCCTGCGTCCTAATGCTGTTTGACATTGAGATTTGCAGGCCAGTTTTTACGCTCTTGTCGTATGTGGCGTTTGCATACAGCGGCCCCATGCTGGCGGGATAGCGTTGAAGAGCCGTTGGGATGGGACCCATCCCTATAATGTCACTCTCGCTTACGCCGAAGTCTCTCGCCATCTTCTCAAGTTCAACGCGGCCATATCGCGCTTCCGTCTCTCCCAAGTCAGGGTTGCCCTGCATTTGCGCGTAATACAACCCATTGGGCTTAACCGACTCCATCTCTTTTCTGGCATCCGCGTTTGCGCCATAGTTGCCGGAAATGTGCATGCCAGTCTGCTTGACGACTTCCATTGCCCTGTCCGTCATTTGCTGGTTTATCGGATATGGATCAAACCCCTGCAACTCAACATCGCTTATCCGGCCATCATTCGGGTTCTTCCAAGCGTCGTTATACGGGTCAAACAGGCGCGAGTAGGCGGTCTTCATGCCCGTTGTGCCATTTCGTATAACATCTTCGGGATGAACGACTGTCACCCCATTTACGGAGAACATCTGACCCGGGTTTACCTTGTCAGAAAGATAGTCGCCAATCGCCTTCAAACGGTTATCAGTGGTTAAGTTCTTGTCTGTAACCACGCCGCCCTCTGGAACGCCTACCTCTTTTGCCTTTGGCTGCTCCATCATAAGCTGATAGCGCAGATAGGCATTGTTCTTCACGCCCTGCTGGATAACCTCTTTCTGAAGTTCTGGATTCTCGCGCCCCATCCAGTTAAGAATATCCAAACCTACACGTCCCTTGCCTGGATACTCCACCGAGAATCCCTTTTGAATGATAGGAAATGGCGTAAAGGATTCCCCGGTGTCTGGGTCTGTGAGTTTTGGCCCCAGCTCGTCATAGCGAGAGACCATCCGATCCAGCAATTCCATCCCACTGGTCCCATTAGCCGCCCACTCAGAGGCTTCTTCCCTGACCTTAAGCGCGGCATCGCGTATTGAATCCCACTTCTTGCCGCTATACATCCACTCGCCTTTTTCGTTCTTTTGGGTAATGCTCTTAAGGCCCTCGGCAATAAGGGCAATTTTCTCCGGCTTATATTTGACGTTCTGATAAGCCGTTGCAATGTCAATGTTATTTTTCTCAAGGAATTCGGTCGCGCCTTGCTGATAGACGGGCAGGTCTTTCTCTTGCAGGCTCTTGGAAGAAAATATCTCCGCTACCCGCCCCTTCTCAAACACGAGAGACATACCATCGTTTGCACCTGTCCCGAAGGATGTCTTGATTCCCGTCTTTCCTTCTACAAGGTCAAGAATTTCCTGCCGGGCAGTATCATCGTATGCCTTCGCATACATGAAGTTGGCCTCAATCTGGTCGCGCCGTTCAGAGCCGAGAAGCGAGGTCAGTTGATTTATCACCCGCCGCCCCATCCCAATTCCAAGTCGTATCTCTCCAATGTTGGAAGCGGCGAAGTTTGTGGATGGAAGCCGTATCTTGTTCTCGCCAATGGTAGCCAGCGTCGCGCCCTCGCGCCCAACGTAGGCGTGTTGGCCTGTAAACCCTTCCTCAAGCTTTAATTGGCTCAGGTCAAGGTGCGAATCAATGGGAAGGTAAGACTTTTGGGGCGTTGTTCTAATCGTCGCGTTCCGAAGCTGTCCAATGATCGCGCGCCCTTCGCCAAGCTCTCTCTTTTGAAGAAATGCCTCCACCATCAACTGGCGTGGCTCCTGTTGTGTCCCCTCGTTTGGATACAGAAGCGGGTCGGCCTCCCATCTCTCGCGGAACGCTCTCTTGCCAAATTTGTCTATCTTCCCCGCGATACTCTTGCTGCCCTCTACTGTCAATTCTCTTTTTGTCGCGCGGTAGGACATGCCAGGGCTGTCCCCAAGAGCCATCCCAAAGTGGATAGAGGTTTGAACATTGGCCGTTGGCGTTGTTGCCCTTGTAAGCGCATCCGGGTTAAAGGATTCATCATCGGTCGGGACAAATTCCTCGCCCATCTCCGCGCCCTTAACCGGGATGTAACCTCTTGTCGAAGCAATGTTTAGCGCACTGGACCCTATCATTCGGGACGACCAACTGCGGGGATAAAGCTGGGTTAGTGTGCTGGAATACTTGTTAAGTGTCCCTGACGGCATTGTCCGTAAATCGGTCGCAATGCCAGGGCGCGGAAGCGGGTCGGTCAAGGCCGTATAAACATCGCTTACAGGCATGTTTTCCTGTTTCGCGGTCTTTATGGCATCCGTCAGAAACCGCATAGCCGTCTGCTGCGGGTTTAGATACTCGCCAAGAGGCTTCCCTTTGTCGTATCCCTCGGCAATGAAGGAGTTGGTGTAAAGCGTGTTTCCAACCCTTAGAAGGCCGGACTGAGATTCATAGGAAACGGGGAATCTCGTCTCGCTCTCCGTGTTCGGATTAACCACCAGAGCATTGCCGCTGTCCTCACCAAAAACATCCTCTCCAAAAATGGCGCTGTCTGCCGGGATGCCGCTGCGCGAAAGTTGCGCGGCCATCCATCTCGTCACATCTCTGCCACTGTTAAACTTTGGAAATAGGTCTTTAGGTGTATTCATTGCCGGACTGTTTGGGCTGGCTCTTTACAAGGTCTATTTCATTTAGAACACTGTTTACTACTTCGATTTCCTTGATCGTGATATGAGGCTGGTCAAATAAACCGCCAGCCCAGGGATTCCCATATCTCTTTATCATTATTGCCAGATTGAGAATCCCCGGCGACTGCGGTATTTCTACGTCTGTAATCCCAAAGCCAAGTTTTCGTATCACCTCGTCTTTTTCGATGTAATACGCCCTTACGATTTTTTCTATCTCATTCAGATGGCTCTGAAAATCTTTTGGATGGATCCCACGAAGGATTTACCTCCAAGCAGGCCGTATAGATTTCATTTGCCCACGGTGATGGAATGGAGTTATACCAACGGCTGAATTGATCCTCACTCTCTATCTTTCTCACGCTTCCGCTGGTGACAAAACGCAATGCGCTTCCATCTTGAAGGCCGAGGCTCGTGTCCGTGAGCGTCATGCCTATTTCGAGATGTGCCAATGCGCCTTGCCCTACATCCGCCAATGAGACTATCCTTCCATCTTCCGAAGCAAACTTTCTTTGCCCAATCAGTGAATCTCTTCGCGTGTCCTCACCTATCGTCCCCTGCCGGAATTTGACAAGAAACACGTTGTCCGGGCTTTTGCCACTTGCTTCCTCTGCTGTAATCCGTTCAACGTTTCCTACGTTGGCAGGGTCGGCACAAAAGAAGTGAAAAGTTATTTCTGGCGGGGTTGGGATTTTTAGAGCCATATTATTTTTAAGCGAACGTATAGCTTGCAACTTGGTTCACAAGCTCGTATTTAAGGGTAGGTGTGGCCGTTGTGCTGTTGTTGATCTGGCCGGTAATCTCCAACTGAAGAAGCTTCGCCGGTGTAAGACTCATCCTTCCACCCAGAAACTTCACATTTGGAGCTGAGAACGTCAACGAGTAAGGAATGGTCTCGCCGGGCATGTTGCCAGCGGAAGATGCCTTGACCGAAATACTGCCAGACTGCACAACTGGCGTCCACTGAACCACACCAATATTGCCATAAACCATGCGCTGATACAAAGCCTTGTCGTCCAAGTTCGCAATCAACCGCACGGCCGTCGTTCTTCCCAGAGGCACCAAGTTCTCCAAGTAATACGATCCAAATACCTGCGCGTCCTGCGGTGACGTATATTGCACAATGTTCATCAACTGAATGGCCGTAAACTTCGCAGCCGCCAATTCAGTAATGCTTGCTGTAAACGAGCCAGAGCAGGAAAGGGCAATTGAATCCCCTACATCATTTGCCGAAGCCAATGGCGCATCCGTTTCATCATCCACCGGGATGCCTGGTTTACATCCGATGAATGCCGATTCGCACACGGCAGGCCCCGCCGCTGGCAAGGTAAAGCTTGTCGAAACAAGCCTCGCATCCTCATAGCGTTCCTGAGAACCATCCGACCCACTGGGGCCGGGGATGTATCTCTCGACCGTCATCCACGGAAGATCTGCCTGATTCGCGTCATCAACCGTGAAGGTATGCTTATACGCAGCTGTGCCGGTAGCAGCCACACTGTAAAGCCCAGCGGTTCCGTGAATAAGATAGGCGATTGAATCCCCAAGGCGAGGGATTACCCTCATACCGCCAGCGCCATAGACGCCGTTTTTGTATGTGTGGTTCGGAAATAGTTTGCCGCTAAGTTCAATTGGAAGGCTATCAGCCATCTCCTGAACCCCAAAGCCCTCTTCCAGCGCGATGATTCTCTTTTTATTGGCTTGATTGGCGGCTGTGCCTTTTCCAGCCTGATAACCAAGACTTACATATCCTCTTGTTCCTGATATGCCCATTTATTTTTTCTCCTGAACGCCCAACCGCCACAATTGGGAATTCCCAATTCAAATAGCTGTTGCTATTACAAGAGAAATGATAGGTGCATTTATGTCAACGGGTGACTAGAGGGGCTTGGCAACAAGAACCTCAACAAACACTTTCCCTTTCCAGATATACGACCCCTGACCACCACTTTCATAAGGGGATGAGGATTTAACGTAGGCCTGTATCGCAGAATAGCCCAGCTCGTCAGTTATTCCAATCGGAAGATTATCGAGGGCTTTACATGTTCTTGCAAATAGAGACATACCTATGTTTCTAGACTTGTCTTGGGGCTCTTTTGTTTTGACGAGAAAGACAGAAATCTCAATCGTGTATCTCAGGTATTGAAACCCGCCACCACCAATCTCATAGGCTGGAACACGGATAGTCTCTTTGTCGGCGCCTGCGTTGGCATTTGCCCAGCGAGGGGCCGCGCTCGTCTCATCTATATTTCCCGGATTGACCATGAGTGCAATACGTCTCTTTACAGGGTCTTCCTGAAACAAGCCCTGCTTAATGAGAGTGGCCTTGTATTCCTCATCGGCTACCTGCGCGATACAGGCATCGGTAAGGACATCTACAAACCGTGCGCCGACGGCATCCTGGAGAACAATCATCGGTTGAAGAAAGAGCGCTGCTGAGGTGGTATCCCGGATAGCGACTTTGTATATTGCTCAAAATAGTATTGAGCTTGTTTACGAATTGCGCTTTGTTCTGGTGTCCCCTTGTCTCGTGTTGAATCATATCGGCTCAAGGAAGCCTCGCCCAGCATATCTGGGTTAAGCAAAAGAGACATAGCAAGCATCATGAGCGCGTATTCGGCAAATCTTGGGGACTGGACGACGCTCGTTCCGTCAACAATTGGGGAATAGAAGGAGTAATACCATATCCTGCATCCTTCTAAAGTCGAGAACACCTGTATCCCATCCGCGGTTTCAATAAATCCGTCCGTGAACGATTCATACCCGCCCTGAATGATGACAGGGCTTAGAAATCTCTTATTTGTGACATCCTCTACCCCGGCCAGCACCATGCAGTCGGATGGAAGAGGAAGAACAGCCCCACCTCCGGCAAAATCGGTTAGGAGATTGCTTTTCAGCGGGGCTGTATGTGTCTGAGCGAAATGGTCTGTAGCCAGATTAAATGCAACTATCCTAAACTCTTCGGGATAGGCACTTTCGGTTACATCACCGATTATTAGGGATAGCTTTGCGCTTATTTCTGACCAGTTTGCCATATTTACGCTGTAATCACGCCGCCAGGCTTAGGAACGCTGACAGCATAGAAATAAAGTTGGAACAGGTTCGGGTCTGCCAGATTCATCCCAAGGATGTGATCGAAGGTAAACCGCCACACCGAATCAAAGTCGTCCACCGGCTTTGGGTTGTAGAACTTAAGCGGCTTCATAACCTGCGACTTCACACCACCACGCGATCCCAGCACAATGGAGTAGCCGATGTTCTTTCCCTTTGTCACATAGGCATAGAATGTGCCCGGAGTTGCACCAGTCACAGACTGACCAATGAACGCGGAGGTAAAGTCAAAGGAAATGGGATGGTCAACGCTAATCGTCTTGTTGGTGTTATCCACCGCTACGATTCTGCGATTGACGGTCATCTCGTCAAGCGGGTCTACACCGTTCTCGACGCCATGATAGTCCACATCCGTTGGCAGCAATGCCTTTACGTGAATCGTCACGAAGTCATTGATCTCAAAATCGCCGTTTGTAAAGCTTTCCAGCTTGATGTGGTGCGTTACACCCTTCTGACCCACATACCAGGTGCCATCCACGGGAGTGGTTTCCGGGTCTGGACTACCGTCGCCGGTCTTGATGGGCGCAACCACACCATACTGCTTGGTAATCGCACCAGCGTTATACAAAACGTTGGGATTCTCACCAAAGATATCGTTCGGAGGCGTGAAGAAGCGAACACCTGAATATGTCCCGATTTCGTTGCGAAGGGCGATAGTATTGCTATACACAGCAGCATCACGCCACATCGCAGCTTCGTTTCCACTAGCCGCTGCCAACTTTCTGCGGAAGTCGTAATGAGCGCCTGGCGCAATATAGGCCACTTTTGCAGCAGCCATATCACCGGGGATTACCGGGCTTCCCGTGTTACCAAGCGAGAAGTTCCAGTAGTTGACCTCTTCAATGCCAAAGGTGTCACCATCACCGCCGAGAGCTCCCCAGTCGGCCTTACCACTTGCATGACGCCAATAGGTCTTTGGAAGCTGGAAGAATGACTTTC